GTAGATATAGTAAAGACAATACCTGATATTAGGAACTCTTTGTCATACTTACCAAATATTAGAGTAGCAAAAGCTCCTACAGCCACGACTGAAGAAGCAGCTGAGAGAGTAAGAATAGCTATTGACACGATTAAAAGTATCATAATTTTCTCCTTAAATATATTCTAAATAGTGTAAAGCAAGATCAACTACATCACCGTCCAAGTCTTCTCGTTTAGCAAAAGTCATAAACTTTTCCTGTATAGACTTCTCATCTTGAATAGTGTCTAACTCACTCTCCTTTCTATCAAACTCAATACCGTCGATACGCAAGTGACAGTCCTTATATCTTTCTATAACAGATTGGACGTCCGGTGCTCCTACTACATTAAGAATATTATTTTTAGAAGTAGGCTCATCCCCAAAGTTGAGAGTCTCATACGTAAAAGGTTGAGGAACAAGAACAGGAAGAATCCCTTCGTCTGTTAGTTTATAGATCTTATGATTTTGTCTTTCCTCCAAGTGTCTTGTTGGAATAGGAACACCTATAATAAAATGCTCATTACCATCTACAGTTTTATGTGCTTCTATATGAGTGTGTCCATGAATAAAAATACCTGTAAGTTCTTTACTGAATTTTAATCCTTCGTCATTAAACTGAGCGAACTCTGGTGTAACATGAGTAATGATGTAATCGTAGTCTCCAGTTAACTCTTCATACCCTGACATGTCATGTTTATGAGGAAGAAAAAGAAGACGTTGTCCTTCCAACTCAAGGTCTGTGAAATCTTCTATAACAGTCACGTTGTCAAAGTTCTTAAGATGTTTGAGTGCGTTACCCATTCGTCTTGACTTATCGTGATTTCCTGTTAAGACAATTACTCTCTTAATCCGTTTGAAGAACGCCCCCATTTCTGTTTTAATGTCGTTGTGAGGAGACGAGCTGTCAAATATATCACCAGCAAAAATGCAAGTGTCATCACCGAAATGACAAACAAGCCAGTCCATAAAACTTCTGAGCCCTTGTCTATAAGGCTCTTTATTTTTACCATGTAAATCACCTACGATAATCATGCACTACTCCTTTTTCTATTAGTGTAAGTTAGACGATACCTGAGATGGTATAGAACAAAAATTCTCTTGCAACCAACTATGTGCTCCGTCAGCAGTCTCGAAAGGTTCAGAGAGTAAAAAGTCAGGAATAAACTCAATCTCTCTTGTTCCTCCGTCCAGAGTAAGATACTCAACGGTGTCTATAGTTGATACCGTTAACATAACATGAATGCCTTGTTCATTCTGTTCATTCTCAACTTCTACTACTGATGCAGCTTCGACAAAGTTCTTAGATACAAATTTATTGTCTGTTAAAAATACCGGGTCGAAATGGGTTGAAACCCAATCATGTAATAGTTCATAGGACTGAAACTCTACCTTAACCACCGCCTTTGGAACTGACCACTTATTAACTTTCTCAGATAGCTCTTCCATAAGAAACAATGACTTGTGAAATAAGGTAGCGGTGAAACTACCATTAGCTTCTGTAATAAATCCAGATGTAATATGTTCAGGGTTAATATATCTTCCTTCAATTAGGATTAAGTCCTTCATCTAGTAAACTCCTTTTACATAGATACTTGAGTGTATTTGTTATCTTGTTTAAGTCAACTCTATTAAGTTTAATGTAGTCTAGTGAGTAGGTATTCAACGCTCTATTTATACTATAAGAAGAATACTGTTTTCTTAAAGATTTTAATATCTTTAATTTCCTACTATACGACAATTCTTTTAAGAGGTCGAGTGTACTGTTGATACTCTGCTCATCTAAGAATTGTCTGTAGTCTGTTCTACTCACTAGGTCTCCTTCTTCGTTTCGTTGGTTCTTCCTGTATAGAGGTTCTTCTAGCTAACCTTAGACTAGATATAATAGTAAACTCAATCAAGTCAGGTGTAAGATATGGATACTGGTAGAGGCTATTAAGTGTCACAAGCATTCCTTCAATAACATCTACATTTATTTCCTTAAACCCTGTTCCGTTAATTTGGTCCCGTTGCCATTTATTAAGCTCCATTCCATTTTTAGATTTATAGATAAGTATGAGCTTACGGCGAATTTCATCAAGTGTATTTTCATTAATCTGTTTTTCAACTGCTGTAATATCACATGATAACATTTTATTAACGATACTTTTAACTGAGTCTTCATCAACAATCTCAAGCTCCTCAACTACTGTATCCTTATCCCACATGTCAGAGTAAATAACTCTTTCCAAGTATGAAATAGCAGTACGCATAGAGTGTTGACAATTATTAGCAAGAAGCATTAAAATCTCCTCTTCCTTTGTCCCAACTTCTATTTTCTCTTCTATACAAATCCCCATTAGACAGTTAGCAATTTCATCTAGTGGTAGAGGCTTCAACTTGTAAGGAGTTGCTCTGTTTTTAATAGCCACATTTACTTTGGTGTCGTCCATCGCCCCGAGTATAAAATAGGAATGTTCACTAGGAGTTTCCAATACTTTAAGCAGATTCTTTTGAGCAGTTTTATTTTTATTAAGTTCTTGTAGTTCGTCAATTACAAATACCTTAACCTTTGCTGCACCAACAACTCGTTGCTTAGCTGATACCTCAATCTCTCTCATTGCTTCAATGTTAAGGTTAGATGCATTATGTTCGAAGTAGTAATTGTTAGGTACTTCATTGTCAATACTGCTACAAATCTTACATTCGTTACAAGGATTTCCTTCTGGTGTTTTGGTATTACAAAGGATAGACTTTGCAACTATCCGGGCAAGTGTAGTTTTACCAATACCCGACTTTCCAGAAAAATACATAACTCGTTGCCACGAATTATCTTTTGATCTCTTAGTAAGATCCTTAATTACAGAATCCTGACCATAAACATCTTCAAGTGATTTTGGTCTATGTTTAATAGCTAAGTTACTCACTCTTGCCTCCGCTGTCTTTAAGGGCGTCGATCAACTTACTTACGAAGTCAATAGATCTGCTACTGTCCCTCTCATAAAATTGAATCTCAGAATGTAGTTTTTTAATATAAGTTGAATGCTTCTCTACACTCATTTCATGTTCTTCATTAAGTTGATCGACACGTATATTGAACGATTCAGTAAGCTCTCGATTCTGTTTATTGCTTCGTATCGTTCTCGTATTAATGACAAGTTCAATTGCCCATATAACTAAAAGTATTCCGAACATAATTGTATATGCAAGTGTCATTACTCGCCTCCTTCATACACTACTAACTCAGGGTAGTCAGTTTCAAACATCTTAAGCATGCCTTCTTGTGTTACCACGAACCCATAAAACATAAAACACTTTTGACTGTTCGTTATATTTTTCTGTACTTCTATGATACTGGTTATTTTATAAACCTTGTTATCCGAGAGTCTTTTCAAACCAATACCTGGTTTGAGTCTGTCCATTGATAGGCTAGCCATAGTTAGTCTCCTCTTTATTTAATCAAGTCTACATATATTAAGAATCTTTACTGCTGCAATTTTAACTTTGCCTTGTGAAGAAAGAAGTTCAGGTAAGTAAGCTTCAATTGTTCTTACGTCTTCAGTAGACTTAATTTCTACCCAATCAATAACCATGTTTTCTTCTCCAATCGCAGGCTCTTGTCTTCCTTTAAGAGGATCACTTATCTTTGAAAAAGCTTCTTGCCAACGAAAACTTACGAAGTAAATTATTTTCTTATCCGACATTAACATCTCCTATGAAACAACTTTTACACTCTGTGATAGTTTGCCTTGAATGAGCGTACCAGATTGTTTGCCCTCTTCAAGGTTACTAACTAGCTTCATCGTTCTAGTCTTACTCTTTTTCCTTGTCTTTAAATTCTCTGTTGCCTTGCGAATTAGCCTTTTCATTTCTTCTTCTGTTGTGATGTTTGACATGTAGTTTTTCTCCTTTATTATAATATAAATAAAAATCTCAAAACTTAAAGAAAAAAGTCGTAACTATAGTCGTTTACCTCTGTTTTTTTCAATAAGCTCTGTCCAGGTATTTAGTTTAAAGAACTCATCCATCATAACTACTGAGAAGTGATAAGTTACACTATTATATAGTATAATATACCCCATTACATTTTCTGCATTAAGTAGTACATAAGAAGGTATGATGAGGAACTCAGGAGTTTTCCTATCCCTTATCTTACAAGGCATAAAGGGAATCATATGATTAGGACAGTCGTCACTAACTTTTAACCATTGTTGAAATATACTGTTTGATTTAACATTGTTTTGATTGATCATTAGCAGGTTTACTTCTTTATAACTCTTTGTATCGACAAAGAATAGATCGGTAAAAGGTTTATACTCTAATTCAGTAGCTACTATGTCACCGGTATTTGCAGAGGCTTTGCCTTGTTTCTTTCTTGTAGTAGCTCGAGCACCACTTGACAGATCCCTCCAAAAGAGGTCATCGTTTTCTCCCTCACTACACCACAGTGAAAGAGCCTTTGAAAACCCTCTCTCGTAGTTGTTACCTATACTCTTGCTGTTCGTCTTTGCCACTGTATCTCCCTTCAAGCATGTCTTGTAAAGTCTGTTTATAACACTCTGATTTCTTTAGAAAGTTTTCTCTATGTTTATTTAACTCTTCCGTGCTTAACTTCTTCATTTCTCTTTTTGTGAATGTCCTCAAGTTTTTCATACATCCGCCCCAGATTAAAAGTGTTCACACTATTCTTCTTTATAAACCAGACTAGCTGGAGTAAGGTTCCTGTTTTGACAAAGTTTTATATTAACTTCTTTGTTATCACCACCATACCCATTATGTTTACACGAATCACAGTCAGGTAAATCTATTTCTTTTTGTATCTTAAAACAGTAGTAATCCATCTATAAACCTCTTTCTACTTATTAGTAGTTACCTCTTACTACTAGCCTTTTCAACATACATGTCTACGATGCTCTTAGACGCACGAGTGGCGAGTTCAAACGATTCATACACAGACATGTTCGGATCCTCTTTAGCTAGTCTTTTTATCTCATCAAGAATAGCTCTGGTTGTGATAGCCTCAATATAAAAACGGAACTCAGGTGACTCCTGTATGTCCATTATAAGTTTACTGGTGGCTTCGTCAAGTGTAATGGTCATGCTAGCCTCTCAAGATCTACGTTATAATTTATAAGAGTCTTGGTAAAGGTCTCGAGGAGATTCTCTACTATTTCCATCTGTTCAGATGAAAGTTCGTCTTGATTATGTTTAACCACCTTCATTAGGGTCTGTCTAAAATCCCATAACGCACCCCAGTACCTCTCTGCGTCTCTTGCTGCTATAAACAGATTTTCTTCCTCTGGTAAATCAAATTCTAGTGTTGCTTTCATTTGTCCCTCTTAATTAAAATGTGTCAGCAAGGTTTAAAGCTCCTTCAGCAATACCTTGTATTCTACCTATACAATCCTTCAACCTTATAATTTCAACCTCATAAGCTGTGGCCTCGTTTGCCCACGCAACCATAACATCTGCTGTCTGTAGTATATGTTCGTATACGTCTTTATGACTCATGTCTTTGTCCTTTAAAATATTTTTTTATTTTTGTAAAGAGAATAGGTTCGTAGTCACTGCAATCACAGTTTCTATTTTTATCTTCGCAACCTGTATGAAAATCGTTATCTCCCATATAATCTGTTGTTACTTTACCTTTTCTACACCTTGCATAACTACTGTAGCATCCACATACTATTAGGTGCTTACATTGTTTACAATACACTTTTTTCATAATCTTCTCTCCTTTTTAGATCTTCTTTAAACTTTATCACCTTCTCTTTTAAGCCCCAGATACGCATTGTACCTAGTCTCGCAACTTTGAATAGCTCCTCCTCTGAAAACTTATATGGCTTTAAAGAAGAAACACATTGCTTTACTATACTAGACCAGCCTTTTTTATTAACTACTATAAGACCAGCTCTTTCTGGTATGTGTTCTAACGCAAACTCCTTTCCAAGTTTTTCAGGAATGGCAAAATAGAAATTCTTAATCCTGTCGTCTCTATGTTCATGTAATTTTTCTTTATCCTTTTTTAAATCAGAACGACTAACTTTAATCTCTACCTCAGTAGCATAACCTGCTTTTGATACTACGCAAAGGTCAAGTTCGTGATTAAACATGCCCCAGCTTATATTAGGAACTATAAGGTTCTCACGTATTCCAAAGAACTTTGAAAGCGCTACCTCCATTTCGATTGTAGTTTCAAAGTTCATTCTACCTCCAACTTTCTTCTAGTACATATTCTCATTATAGCAGAACCGAAACAATACGCACTTCTAAAATCTGTTGAGTCTTTACACGTCTTAGTTTCTTTTATAACTCGTTCCATTTCTTCTACAGAGCAAGTGTAGTTTAAAGGAGCAGTCATCCATTCAGGATTACTACACCCCACGAGCAACACCAGTACCAGTATAATCTTGTACATTAGCCACCTGCCTTGATTATCTTATAGATCTTTCTAAACGATGCATCTTGCCTATCTGACAACTTCTCATCGTTCATAATAATGTCTTGTACAGAGGTGATAAACTTTAACTGCCATTCATCAAGTAGATCTTTCTTTCTTAGTGTTTTTTGCAAAGCGTTTTGATAGTCCATGTTTTCTCCTTCTTCCATTCTTTATTTTTAATATAGTTTCTGACACGACCAGCATGATCGACCCACTGCGCCCAATTCATTGACATCTGCATATTACTCCACAAACCACTACAACAACTCGGATTGTCATCGTTCATATCTCCCATTAGGGGACACTTACGACATTTCTCCACCCCATAAAAGAGACCGTATTGCTTACAGTATGGACAATATAAAGCCCCCCAATTTACCCCTAACTCTTTAAGCATTATGTAATCATAATGTCTTGCAGTTGGCTTTTGAGTCTCTGCCCATTTAATCATTCTGTCATAGTGTTTAACTGTTCTTCTTCTTAAAAACACTGTCTTCCTCCTTATTGTTATGTTCATACACTAAGTTAGCAAGTTCAATTATCGCTTCTTCAAAAGTATCACCTCCGCAATCATATTCTATGTTATGGTAGTGCCCAATAACATTAGTTTCATCAACATAAGGCTCACCACATTCAAGCCATACCTCAACCTTCGTATTCAAAATTTCATTGTCATCGATTATACAAGTTATAGGGTTTACTTTTTGAACCTCGATACAAAGACTATTAGTAAAGGTGCTTATGAACCCTCCAATATCTTTAACTGCGTCAGACACAGTAGGGTCTTCAAATACAGGTGTTTCATTTAAGTACCACCAAGCTTCATAGAAGTCAGCATATTTTTTACTCATTGTTTTTCTCCTTTACTTCTTCACGCAGAGCCTTCTCTACATCTATCTGGACATTAGCTAAATCATCCAGAGCTTGCTTAGGTATAACAGTCCCATGCCTATGATATGCTGTAACTCTGTTAACACGGGCAACGAGTTGGCTGAGAATCTTAGTAGATATAGTTACGGTTTTTTCACTCATCTCTCCTCCTTACATATTTTTCTTAAAATTTCCACACACTTAAGATCTTCTATCCTACCAAGCTCCTTCCCCAGTTCTTCCAACCATAGTTGAAAAAACATATCTTCTTCATTAGAAATTTTTTCACTCATCTTCTTTCTCCTTGAATCTCCACTTATATCCAGCAGATGTTCTACGGGAATCGCCGTGACAAGCCCGTAAAATCTGTTGAGGTGCCACACCTACATGACGTGACGCTTCTGAGCCTGAACCCCACTCTTTAATAAACTCACCTTCTAATGTGTATTGCAAAACTGTTTTGGCTTTATGGTTACCAGCACTCATAACAGTTTTAGAAAGCTTCTCTCTCATGTGCTTACTTTTCTTTCTGTCTTTCATATGCATCTTACAATGCTCTGCTCTTGTAACCCACATGAGATTATCAGCTCTATTATTTGAAGGATCTTCATTTATATGATGAACAATCTCTTTGTTGTCTGGGTTAGGAACGAAAACAGTAGCTACCAGGTTATGTAGACTCCACGCACCGTTTTTTCTGACTGTTGCATATGGACCTTCTGACTCAACAAGTCTATCTTTTTTCATCTCGTTCCACCCTAGGTCACCTGGAATAAATACTTTTCCATAGCTACTCACTAGCATTCCATTATGTTCTTTCCACTCCTCTTTCAATCTTCCTCTCCCTTTTTCATTCTAGCTATCGTTGCTTTTCCAAATGGGTATATTCTAAAATTATCACCAAATACGAATGGTATGTGTGCCAAATGTCCATCATTTTGTTTTATCACGTTAACATTTATCACATCCACCTCAGTCTCCCACTCTTCCATTTTTTCTGGAAAAAAGTGTTTCTTCATCTGCACCGGACGATTGAGTGATAACATAACTCTACATCTTGCACCATACGCAGAGCCACCCTCGACGTCTTCCAAGCCAATCTTATAGTAGTCAAGCTCATCAGGGTTCTTAAACATCTTGCCACCTCTAAACTTATTCTCATTGGCCTGTAGTATTAGCATTGCATGTACTTTGTGCTTACGAACTACTTTGTGCAACTTGTTAATCGCCTTTTTAATTCCTGCTGGATCTGCTCCAGAAAACTCTTCAACCATGTCTAGTAAATCAATAACAATTAACATATACTCATCGTCAGGAAGCACTGCTGCTGCTTTAAACTTTTGCTTTGCTTTGTGTATAAGAGAATCGAGTTTTACAAGACTCATGTCAGCTTCAGGATAGTAGTTGTAATTGCTTAGCTTTCTAAATCGTTTCATAGCTCTTTGAATCTTTGATAAGAATCTTGACGACTTATCTTTCTTTATTAGGTCTTGTAAACTAAACCCCTCACGTACACAAAACAGTCTGTCCATAGTACTGTCTTCAGCCATTTCTAAGTTAACAGATAACACGCATGTTCCTCTGTTAATTAAAGCATTCTCTATACACTTAGCATATATACTTTTACCACTACCCTTTTGACCAACAAGCCCTGTCATCTCACCAGCAGCAGCAGGTCTTGTAACATACTTATCTAGTTCCAGATAACCTAGTGAACGTTCTACAAGTCCTGTTTGCCTTTCGTCCATAGTTTTTTGATAAGCATCCATTAAATCGTTACCATCTTTAAGAACAGAATCATCCTCTAGTAAGTAGAGCTTATCATTAAGATTATCACCAAGATCCCTTAACTTACTCTTATCCAAGTCGCCTTTAACAAGTAAGTCTTTCCCAAGTTCGTCTATCTCTTTAGCCACTTTAATCTTAACAGCGTGATCTTTAATTGCAGTTACTACTCTTTCAATATTAGAAAAATCTGTGAACTCTTCGATGACTGAAGTGATGTAGGACTTTTCAAAAGATGGAGCAATCTTAGAGATAATATCGTATATTACAGCAGGTTCAACTTTTAACCCTTTGTCTTCTACTTCTTCAATAGCATAGTAAATAAGTTGATTCTCATTACCTAACAGATCTGGGTTAAGAGACGCTCTTTCGTCTGGATTCTGTAGTATGTAGGATATAAAATGTTTTTCATTATCGCTGTTTAATGGAATAAGACTCGCAAATCCTTCGCTCATATAATCCTCTTTATTTTCTTGGCATTTTTTTCTTAATAAAGAACGAATCTGTTTTCTTACACATTCTAGGTTCAAGTGGTAAGTCCAATAGTTCAAACCATTTTTTAAGAGCTGGTATGTTTGTCTTGCACTTAGTAACTATGTCTGCATAAGTTAAATCTACTTCAATAAAGTCTACAAGTTTATAGTTGATGGCGATCTGTTTCTTAGCCTCCCATACTTTTTGATGCCACTTACAATCAACTCTCTCATCATCAACCATATCAAACAGCTGATCAAGGGTATCACAGGTTTCAACTAAGTTGAAGAGTATCTTCGTAGGTAATCTTGGTACTGCATTTTCAATACAATCTGAGTTATCACCATGTATTGCTTTATACAGTTGTATCTTATTACCCTCCGGTGAAAAGCCATATTTCTCCTTAAATGTTTTGATGTCATACAGTTTTGAAAAGTTCCACCAACGATGTCCATTGTCGATGTTCCTTGCCCAATCCAAGTCAGCAGATATATAGAGTATGTCTCCCTCTATACTATTTTGTATAATTATAGTAAGATCATCTGCTTCTAATGAATCAGCTCTTACAACTCTGAAAGTATCTGAGTATAACAAGCATAGCTCTTGAAATATACTTAAAGTATGCCAAAGAGCCTGTGGGCCTTTTTCTCGTGTATGCTTATATTTTCCGTCTGATAAATCCCGTCTAACATCGAAAGCACTGGTTGGGTTATCAAATAGTAAGTACACTTCAGAGTCTTCATATCCGAAACTATCTACTAAACCCCTTATTCTATTAAAGGTATCCATAATAGCATATGAGTATATGACGTCTTGTTTAGAGTCTAGTTGATTTTTAAAAGACATAGAGATTGACCTCCAGAAAAGGTTACTGGCGTCAATCATTAATGCAGGAAACTTATTCATGTAAGACTCCTTTTTATTTATACTATAAACAAGAATTGAAGAACTTAAACTATTTTTCTTCTACCTCATCAATGCTGGCCTCTGTGTGTGCAAGATCCTTTACCAATTCAACAAGGCTTTTTATCTCGTTAACTTGTTTAAGAGACAAATCAATGTTATTACTCTTATGAGCTGGTGTTATATTGTTCTCTATAATGACCTTGGTTGATTCTTTTAACACACCAAGTAGACCATTGGCTCCTTGTACATTACTATCCTTTAAAACTTTCAACAAGGCAATGAGGGCACTTGTAGATATTTTCTCATTTTCGTCGTTTACTCTGGCATTAAGTTCTGCTTCTACTGTCGCCGTTAGACCCTCTTGTGCACTGATTTGAGTTACATAGGTAGTAAGAAAATTGATAAGAAGCTCGTAACTCCGAGATTGCATATTAAGTCTATCTTGCTCTGACTCTGAAAGATTGTCTATGTTTTCAATTTTATCTATGAATTTTTGTTCAGTCATTTTTCTTGTCCTCAAGAAAATTAAGTATGCCTTGTTCATCCCACTCTATTGAATTAAGTGAACGTTCTAGATACTTTGACATCTCAACTTTAATGTGATTGATTTTCCTACCAATCGTTATAGGGCTAAACAAGTCTGAGTTCTGTTCAGGAAGGTTAATAAAATTTTTAATCTTCTCCCAGTCAAAATTTTTCACCTCCTTTAAATAAAAGCATACTGCAATAAAAATACACTCTCTATACTTCTCTCTATCTGGAAGACTTAATGTGTCACCGTCATAGTATGAGATCAACTTTGTGAGTGACTCCTCAGATAGTAAGTTCGCTAACATATATAAATCTGAATCGGGTGATTCAAGTTGATAAATATATAGAGCTAATTCAGAAAATAACTTCTGATTATTCTGTTGCTCATTAGCAAAATACTTGTCCAGTTTTTCTTTAAGAACCTGTGCTTGCATATAATAACCTCCGTCTAATATAGTTATTAGTAGAGGCTACTCATTTGCTACACTCTCCTGAATCTTACTGGTGTGTCTTTCTCCACACATGTGAAGAAGCTCAGCTCTTAGTATATCAATAGTTCTTTCTGAAATTGCTTTACCAAAGTGTCTTGGATACACTCTAAAAAATCGTGTGAACTCTCTCTCACCTCTTTGGAGAAAGACGAGAGTAGTTAGTAGTCTTACATAGTTTTCTCTTCTACTATCAGTCCTACACTCTATTGCTTCGATAAGACCCATGAGCTCGTCTATAATAAACTGTTTACCTTCAAGGTCAACCATATCATCGAATTCTCTTTTTAAAACATCCTCTTGTTCTACTACATTTCCATCTGGATATTTGTAGTGCAAGGTTAGTGGTGCACAAGATTTATTTTTCTTTTGGAACATTGCCTCACGTATTTTCCAACCTAGGTAGCCACCAAAAGATAAGCTGATTTCAAAGGTTGGATCAGTATATTTTTCAATTAGCAATGAAGCAGCATCTGAAGCATAGGTTTCAAGTTGACCATGAACAAAAGACATCTTAGATCCGTACTTTTTCTTAATAAGTGATTCGGCGTAACTGACTAAGATAAGAAACATTTCAGTTAGATACTTTTGATTTCTTCCTTCTATAAAATATAGGTCTTGCAAAGACCTTAGCTTTCTTTCTGATTCAGGCATAACGCAGTACTCTTCTTTACAAAATGGGCAAAGAAAATTGACACCCTGCCATTTTTCTTTAGCACCATCGTCTATAAACTTAAACTTCTTTTCACATATTTTACAGGTTATCCACTTGCCCTTAACCTTTATATCGGAGCTTTCTGTTACAATACTATTCTCCATCCTTTAACGCCTCTGTTTTTTCTTTGGCTTTCTTTTCTTCTTCGATAGATAAGTCTCGTTCTCTTGCAATTTCTGCTAGTTGAGAGTACTGATCAATTACTGCTTCCTCTTTCCTAAAATTCATTGCCATAACACCACAAGCTATATTGTTACAATAGAACCCATAACGCAATGGTTTATCATGCTCTGTGAACGTTATCGTACCATTCAAACATAGTGGACATTCCTTTTTCTCTATCACGCTTACCTCCAAAAAAGTATAGGGGGCCGAAGCCCCCCATTAGAAACTATGCAAACATCTTTTGTTCTTTCTTAGGCAGGGTAGAAACAACTTCACCTAGTGAGCTGTTTGAACCACGCATTCTATTAACTACCTTACACTCTCTTTGGTAGCCATCAGGTCCTGCAGAGTTTTTTGAGAACATGCGCTCAGGAAGATACTTTTGCATAAAACTACACCATACATAAAGTCGTCCACCTTTCAATGCTGTTTTTCCTTTGTAAGTCTGTGCTTTGGCCATATAAATCTCCTTTAAAATTTTTTTATAAGTCCTTATTAACAGGGCCAGAATGTAACTACTTCTGATATATCAATATCTACTCCATGTAACTCCTTCATTGTCTTTGTAATAATTCTATCAAAAACTTCTCTATCCTTACCACAATACTCGTATAACCCTTTCTCCTGATAAAAAGTGGTTTCTACTTCATATGCTATTTTTGCTTCACTTGCATCGCTCTGAATAAAATCCTTACATAGTCCTTTAACAATAAACTCAAATTTCTCTTCGTCCCATATACCTCTTGGAAAATGTCCAGCTATAAGCGAGTGTTCTTTCTTGAAAAACTCTTTATCACAATGTACCATGTTTTCTCCTTTATTAGTAGATATTTTAAAATAGTGTTTTCTTACTAACTGTAGAATCCTTTAAAAGTGCTCCAAGTAGATAGCGGTGCTTCTGTAAAAGAATAGTTGGACTCTCAGCTTCGAAACACCTGTCAATCAACTTTAAAATACCGAGCTCGTCTTTATTAAATATGCTTTCAAAAATTAGATCAGATTGAGTGGAGATAATACTCTCCATACTATCTTTGTAATCTAGAAATCTATACAAGTTGTGCCACATCACTAGGTAGTAGTACTCTGACTTAAACCCTGTATCAGTAGACATTGCAAACATATCATTCCATGTAACACCTTTACACACTGGACAAGTACACGGTAGTTGAGAGCTTAGTTCTATCTTAGCATTGTCTTTAACTATGGAGTTAGAAATATTTAAGTAGAATATTCCCTCTTTCTTTGTAAACAAACTATAGCCTCCAAATGCTGCCTGTAAGAATGGAGACGAGCTGTCATAGGTAATAGTAATATCTATACCCAGTTGATTAAGCTTCTGTTGTAGATAGATTAGAATATAAATTTGATTAGACTTTGAAAACCCAAGAATATGAACCAACTGTTTTTTACCACTACACTTTTCTAGCTCTCCTTTCTCAAATAGGAGAAAGAAAGATTGAAGAATATAAAAAAAGTTTGAAGAAGCAGAGCCTACTGCCCAACCTCCGTCAAACTTAAAATCCTTAACTGCGTCGTACCAAGCTCTAAGCTCGTCTATCTTTCTTCCATGTAATACGTTAAGATACTTAGTACTACCCGATTGATGTTCTTGAAAGTACTTAAAATTTTCTAGAGAAGTCTCTAGTCGCTCATTAAACTGCCCAGAAGATTTACTGTTTCCTGATACGTAAGGAGGTAAATCAAGATTTAGTGCATAGTTAGAATGCTTCTCGAGCCAGTTAAAAATTATACTCACAATCTCTGGTGTAAAATCTAGGACGCCTGTCGCAATTTGGTAGCCACCAGAGTCTCCAAGTATAAGGTTTTTATCTAGTGGATATTCCCATAGAGTGCTTGTGTCTTTTTTATACTGATGACCAGCACTAATAAGAAAACCATTATACTTAAATACTGGGTTGTCGCCGTAGAACCTGTAGTCTTTACCTGTTATCGGGTGTTTTGCATCCTTGTCCAAAGCGGTTGCTTGCGTCCCAGCAGAGATAGCTGGAAAATAAAATGTTTTATTGTTAATCATTCAAAGTCTCCTCTACAATGTTTGTAATATCACAAAAATTATCTTTCACCACTTTCATTCCAACATGTATCTTTGATGCAATTTCATCATAGTTTTTTAACTTAAATAACATGTCGTCGAGTAAGAGTTTTCTATACACCTTAAAGCTCTCGAATGACTCTGTCCACATACTAGGATATAAGTAAGCTGACCCATACATTTCTTCGTAGCTAAGCCTTGTTGGTAAATAGGGTATTGCATTTACATACATGCCTTCGAACGTGCCTATTCCCCATGTCTCCTGTAAACTCGCTGAAAACACCATCTTACTTATACTAAGTATGGTCTGATATTGATGCTTACTCAACTTAGCTTCCTGACAGAATATACAAGTATATCCGGCTTCGTGTAAATCAGGCACTAAGTCCTTTAAAATGTTAGGTTGCTTCTCATCAGACAGTCTATGTGGAAAAACAATTACATTCTCTTTTGCAACTTTCTTATAATCGTCTAAGTGACTAAAAGAGTAAGGAAAGCCAGTTACGATTATCTTGCTACCATCAATAGTTGGAAACTTTTTAAGTATAAGTTTCTTATGATACTCTGTTGCAACAAACGATTTGTCTAAACAGTTAAAACAGCTTTCTTCAAAACCTTTAAAGAAAGGGTGAAGCCCTGAACTACCAAGCAAATCAGCTTCGTCATATGAACCAGCGTGCCAGAGGCCGTACTGTTTAACAGGAATATCTAGTAGGGTGGACATGTACTTAATTGCTACAACAGCATAGTTCCATGCGTCATAGTGTAAAAACTTGTCACCCGGTTTGATACTTCCGTCTTCAAACATTTTAGCAATTTGTATTATCTGCTCGCTCTTCCATATATTTGTATGAGACCAGTTAAGAAAACTCTTGTTGTCTGTTGAAGTAGAAAGAGTTGTTCCAGGTATGTCCACTATTGTAATGGACTCTTCAAATGCTCTTGGAATCCATTCTGACCATTGACCAGTATATCTTGTGTCTAGCCTTTCGAGTGATACTAAAATTAAGTTGTGCATTATGTATCTCCTTATATACATGCTATAAGATATCTTTCATTTTCTTAAAGATTTTTATCGTAAAAAAAGTATCCCCTGATGTAATTTTTAGTTCTATTTACACCCTCTTCAAAAGCCTCAACGTACTCAGTGAACGCATCATACCCCTTTGTCCATAGTATCGAGGGATCAATATCACCAGAGTCTATAAGTTCTACAGTCTGTTTCATTACCTTTTTAAAGTCTGAATTCCTAGGGCTTGGCATTATAATAGTAACACACTTCCAGCAAAGATCGAAAAAGTTTGTCTTTACCTCTGTAAAAGGGGTTGCTGCATAGCATAGCAAACCTTCGTCATTTAGAATATCAGGAGCTAGATAGAAGTTCTCTTCTTTAGAAGATAAGTCAATAACAATATCATACCTACCCAACTGTTCTCTCTGCATTAAGTTATGTCCTAGATTGTCCCATATATCTTTATGTGAAGACCCGTATACGTCAATGCTTACACCCTTTGATTGTAGATACTGTCCTATGATTACTGACATAAAACCAGTACCTATGAGGAGTATGTTGTCCCCTTGTTTTGAATTAGCTAGTGTCTTATAAATAATGTTCATTGCACAAGCTGTGGGTTGAATAATATACTTAGGGTCAAGTTCAGGAACTTTAATATACTGATACTCCTCTGCATTATATGTTTCGCAATAAGCAGGGTCTGAAATAGTAGCTACAAAATCACCAACCTTAACGTCTTGTATGCTATTTCCAATTTTTGTAACTACACCAAGTCCTTCGTGGCCCTGCATTCCAAAGGGCATAAAATCTTCCCAACCCTTGTATGCAGCAATATCTGATCTACAAATACCACAGAATACTGTTTTTATCTCTATCTGAGTATCTGTGATATCTGGTTTTTCCCACTCTAGTATTTTGATATCACTTTTACCTGTTGTATGTAATAGCTTATTACTCATGTACTCTCTCCTCTTTTAACTTAATCATTAACTCTCTTTTCTTAGTTCCTAAGAGAGGGTTTTTAGTAGTCTTATAATAGTAGTCGAAACAATCTCTGTATTTATGAATTGCTACATAATCAGATATATAAGGTTTCCTGTCTAACCTGGTATAGAAGCTACTCAACTTTATATATAAAGCACTTTCCAAATACTTAAGCAAATTTTTGTTCTTTTTTGAAATAACGTGTCCATCGTCTTGGAAGTTCTCTACATAGTCTATAAAATTTGTCCATATATCGTAATCACCTTGTTCAAATTCTAAGTACTTTTTGATACGTTCATTAGGATCCTCATCTCTGTCATAGATTTCTCTTATTACGTCAACAATATTATCTTCAGTAGCAACCTCTATGTGTTCTCCCCACATTTTACACCAGTTATATTTTTCTATTGCAAGTGTGGGCATAAAAGGAAGAGTCTCTTTAATAACTATACCATATGCTTCTAGCAAGGAGGGGAAGAAGAAGAGTTTCGATGATTTCACTATCTCAAGTTTATCTGCTTCACTAACCCCAGTGAAGATCTCATAATTAGTGTAATCAATTTTAGCAAAATCTTTTTCAAACTTTGCTTTGTGAGACTTCGGTGCTATTACTTTAATCTTAATCTCGTTGCCTGCTTCCTTTAACAACTTCATCGTCTTATGCAAGAATATAACATTTTTTCTTGGCTCGTATCTGCCTATAAAAAGTAAACCATCCTTCTCAACCGTAGGGTCATGCACTATTTTCTCTTTCTGATTTAAAAAGAAGTCAGATACTATGGGTAGTACTTTTATATTATCAGTGTTACCCAATAGCTCTTTGTTGTACTGACTCTGCGTGCCAACTAAAACATTCTTCATCTTAACTGCACTCAAGAGGAAGTCGATGAACTGTCTAGAGAATACGTCAAATTTAGAGTTGTCAACGTCTGTATAAGGTATTATACTGTGACAATGGGTGTAGTACATAACAGGAAAAAATTCCTGTAGACCTGTGTTCTGCACAGCAAGTAGAGACTCAACGTCATTACAAAGAACAAAATCAAATATATTAAACTTCATTGCTTTGAGAAAAGAGTCTCTATAGTTAAGCACTGTTTCGTACTGTACTGCCTCTTTGAACTGATTTATATAACTATGATTTGTTACAGATATTCCAGTGCTAGTATAGAATACCTCAATTTCTAATGGGTTTATTTCAAGCTCCTCAAATTTCTCTGGTGTCACAGGTGAGTTAGTGACAAAAGTGATATTCCAACCTTTGTCACTAAAAATATCAACAACAGATTTAACAAAAAGTCCTATCCCACTTTTGCTAATAAACCTAGAGTTTATTAGAATAGCTATATTCTTATTACTCATCACAAACATCCTCGAACTTATCTAGAATTGTGAGTGTAAAGTCGTCTATCAACGCATCGTTATGACGTAGATTAAAATCACACTTATCAGAGTTCATTAGATAGTTGGTGATCATTGTACCATATACGTCATCAGGACAAAGACCAAAAGAGTAAGCAAAACTGGTATCGTCATCAAAGAATACTTCTATAACCTGTACATCTACTCCTGCATCCCAATTAGCACATAATGAAATAGGGTAACCCATCTGGTGTTCAAAGACACACTTTGCTTCATCGTCTACATTATACACTCCATCAAGATTTACCTTGCCATAATTAGAAGTTCTATCTTTAAAATCAGTTAGAGAGTGATGTTGATGTTTTTCTACTGACTTAAACTTAACATTAAAATCTGTTTGATAAATAGAGTAAAGAAAATTTAATAAGTGAGGCATTAAATCTCTTGACACACCTCCGTATGCTAACTCCTTATTGGTAAACCAACTGCCCGGGTGTGGAACCCTGTTGTCATTAAACCAAGTTAGATTCACCTCAGTAACATGATAATGATCGCTTTCTAAAAGGTGTCGAAGGTAGTTATTACGATGTCTATAAATATTGTTCTTTACCATTGTTAAAAGTTTATCTTGCTCTACATATAACTCTCTAAGTAAACTCCATTCTACCTGAGTTCTAAATCCAGGTTTCTCTACCATAACTACTTTAGCATGATCTATTAGCTTAAGAGCAAAAGGTTTATGTAGATAGTTAGGCACACAAATAATAGCTAGTCTGTACTGTTCAGTCACCTCTTCAATATCATTAAATGTGGTATCGAGACTTGGGTTGTTGTCAAGTGTGTCGTAAGAAAACCCGAGTCTCTCGCACTGACCCTTATAAACATTTCCAATACCCATGCCACATATTAAAACATCTTTACCCATGTTATCTCCTCTATATCCACTCTAGTCTACAGCCATTCTCTTTGTCTTCGTCCACTTCTATAATGATTGATCTATCTGAGTATTTCTCAGTTATCCTAACATACAAAGACTCTGCAATCATCTCACATGACATAAAGTCTAAGTCGTTTTTATCAAGCAATGAGTTTATAAAACTCTGGAACATGAAAAATTCTATGTCCCTATTATTGTCAAAAACTTCTATAGTCACTTTTACTCCAAACTTATGTCGGTGTTCGTTCCTAAGAAACTTTACTTCATCTGGTGCCTCAGGGTAAAGATGAAATCCAATAAATGAGGAAGTGACCCAAATATATCTTTTATTCAATTTAGTCTCCTTTAATAATATCAAAAAACTCTTTTCGTGTTGCCTCTGATTCCTTAAACACCCCTCTCAACGACGAAGTTACCATACTTGAATTATACTCTTCCACCCCTCTTGCTATCATACAAAGGTGTTGTGCTTTAATATAGACACCAACACCTAAGGGATTCAGGTGCTCTTGAACATAGTTTGAAATCTGCTTAGTAAGTTCCTCTTGTATCTGTGGTCTCCTCATAAACCATTTAGTTATACGAGCAAGTTTAGAAATACCAACTACCTTCTTATCTGGTATGTAAGCAATGTATGCTTCTCCAATAAAAGGAATAATATGATGACTACATGTTGACTTGATACTGATAGGACCCAGCACCACCATTTCATCGTACTCTTCTGTATTATCAAAAACAGTCATCTTTGGTTCTTCAGTATAACAACCAGCAAACAGCTCATTAACATACATTCTTGCTACTCTTTCTGGAGTACCAAAAAGCTGTTGATCATTATCAATGTCAAAGTCGAGTGTTTCAAGGAACTTCTTGTAAGCAGTCTCTGCTTTTTTTAGCATTCTTCTTCGTTCTGAATCAGTTAGTATCTTGTTTCCGTTACTAAGTATCTTATCCATCTTGTCTCCTCTTTTAATATACTATAAAAGTATTTTTAGTTACTTAAACTAATTTTTTATTATCATGAATTAAAATGTGTTGCCTACTTGTAAATTGATAATTGTATTTGATCGCTAGTTCTTCAACAAGTACTGAGTTTTTAATTATCTCTTCCCTTGTAGCTCCTAGTGGCATAAGGTAAATGTTATATCTAGGTATGTTATAGTCAATTCTAAAGTTCTTAATTGTTTCTATAACACTTTCATCACTGGGGTCAATAACAATTTTAACTGAGTACCTTGGTATATATGAAGTGACTGCTTCAGCAATACCTATGTAATCAAGATCCTTAGCACTAGGTGTTAAAGAACCAATCTTTGGTGAAAAGTTAATGTGCATGTCAACTACATGTTTTCTAAACCATGGTCGCCACGAGTGATGTCCCGCTGTTTCAATCTCATACATTAAAGGTCTTTTAATGCCCAAAGGTTTTGCTTTCATAGCCTCCATAAAATCTACAATGTCAACTTTCTGGAGCATTGGTTCTCCGCCTGTAAGCATGATACAGTCTATCTGGTGTTTCTCTATCATGCCGGTTACTTCTCTTTTGAGCTCTGAAACGCTGTACTTAAAACCCGGAATTACTCCGTCACTATCCTTTTGCCATGTGTGCTTAGAATCGCAACTAGGACACTTGACGTCACATCCAGAGAAGCGTAGAACAATCATTTTCTTGTTTACATTAGGTCCTTCTCCTTGTATAACGATATGTGGTTTTTCAGTTAGAGTTATCATAATGTCTCCTTCAGTCGTCATTCTTATGTTGATGAATAAGATTGTCACTCTCATCAAAACAGTTTGCAATTGCACACCCAGTTTCAGTTTCCCATACATCGACTTGATGGGCCTTACATTTACTGCCGATCGAATCGAGCCAGTCTTGTGTAAACTTTAAAACTACTCTCGCCATGTTTTCTGCAGTAGTGTTTTTTCTCATTATAAGCACCCTTTTACACTCTGTAAGAAAGAAATTGCGAAACTCCTCTGACTCTTCTCTCCATAAGATAGTTGAGTGATCAAATAAGTCAATAAACTCTTTAACTGGTTTGAGCTCTTTAAAATCTAAAACCATTCCTGTTTCTTCGCCCACATCCCCTTTAATATAAACATACCACTTATACGAGTGTCCGTGAATGTTGAATTTGCATCGGGTTGATATAGCGTTCCTCACTATATGACTCGTCTCCGAGGTGAACTTCTTCTTTATTATCATAAACATACTCCTTATCTTTATTATACTATAAAACTTTTTTTAATTACTTAAATATTTTTCTTTAATTTTTTCAATAGACTCATCAATATTTTTGTAGTCAAGTTCCGTACCAAAGCCCCAGACACGCCCAATCTCAAGTTCCATTGTAATTGGTATATCAAACTCATGGCTTGTCATACAGTCATAGAATATGAGTGCTACTTCCTTAATCTCATCTACATGTATATACGAAACAATTGAATCATGAACAGTAGCAACCAGTTTTGACTTCAGTCTCCTTTCTATAAACAGCTCATATATTTTTACAAGTGCCTTATACAACTCAATTGCTTCGAAGCCCTGAACCGGTGCATTAACAGATATATTAAGTAAGTTAGCTATAATTTTAAAATTAACATCCCTACCTCCATACAGAAGTTCTGGTAAGTGTCTCCTTACTCCATGAATGCTATCTATATACCCGTGTTGTTTAGCATAATCGTGTTGCCCGGCTATCCAAGGTAACAGAGCTCTGTATGTATCGAAGAACTTATTTCTCATGTCCTCTGCTACTGTAAGATATGCATCAGCGTACCCTTCTTTATTCTGCTTAATACTCAGATCGTTTTCTTCTATATAATTATCTATATCACTATCTGCCCAACTTTTTTCCAACACCCCTTTGAAAGTAGGTGCTACCATTCCAAATAGGAATCCAAAGTTTACTTCCTTTGCTTTAAATCTTAGACCTTTGTACGGCTCTTTATCCTTTTGTGCTATAAAGTCCTCAACAGAAACGCTTCTCTTAAATACAGACTGTGCTGTAATAGAGTGCATGTCTCCACCCTTGTTAATAAACAAGTCCTTCATAACTTCATCACCAGAGTAAATGCCACCTATTCTTAACTGAAACCCACTATAGTCAGCTTCTCCAATTAAGTAACCCTCTGGACAAGCAAAGCAAGGTCGAAACCTCTTTCCACTGACTCCTTGCTTAGGAAAGTTTTGAAGATTAGGGCCAGCACTTGACGTTCTCCAGGTATCAGTACGTGCTGGATTTAGAGTACCATGTACCTTCCCATCATCAGCTATATACTGCATTAAACCTCTGAGCTTTTCTTTTACTGCGGTGATACTTCTATCAAAGAAGGTGTTGCTATGCTCACCCTCGTCCTCTCTACTACCAACAAAGGTTTTATCAAGAATATCAACTCCTCTAAAATCTAGTATGTCTTGTGCTAGTGTATACCCTTGCTTCAACCATCTAGATAACTGAGGCTCTCCTACTTTATAAAAACCATGCTCTACACCCTCTTCGTCTGTCCATTTTTTAACCCCTGTTCCATGTGAAGGCCAACCAGCAAGTTCAAGTGCCTTACCAAGTTGTTCAGGAGAAGTAATCTTATCTATCTTGATCTGTTCCTTAATTTTCTTTTCTAACTCAGCTTTTTCTTTAGAAAGAGTAACGTGTAGGTTGTTGGTGTAGTCTAAATCAACCTCTAACCCGTTCGTTTCCATAGCTTGAAAGACAGGTATGACAGGTATGACAAGGTCTTTATAATCTCTATATACTGCGGGTTGCAACTTAGCAAGGTTAAGCCCTAATTTCGTAACCCTATATGTTACGATAGCGTCAAGTGTTGCATAGTTGTATAAAGCTTTATGAGGGACGTTCTTCCAAGTAATACCAGTATTCTTTTCCCAATACTCACCTAATTCTTCGTCATACCCACCGAGACCAGTAAACCAAGCAAGTATCTTCAAACCATTTTGCATTCTAACTGTTGAAAGAACATGAAACAAAATAATTATGTCTTCATCTACAAGAGCATTTCTTACTCCACTTTGTTGCAACACTTTACAGTCAAACTTTCCATTGGCATAGTACTGTTTTTTACCTTTAAGAAATCTACTGAACAATCTCTTGTTGATGTCATCAAATTTAAGATAGTAGCCTGTAATGCCATCAAAAGAAATAGTGACACATCTACATTCAAAGTCGTTTGCAAACATATCAAATCCAGTGGTCTCTGTATCAATTGCTAACTCTGGTTCGTCAATGTGATCGTTAAAGAAAGCAGATGTATCTTCTACTACTACGACTATTGGTTTGTCAATTTGAGTGTCACTTTCTTTAAACTCTTCCAAGTGTTTCTTTAGAAATCCAATCTGTTTAACTGCATGGTATTTATCAAAGTTATCTTTGAACAGCCAACCTGTGAATCCTGAAATAGGATACACTCTTATTTTTCTATCCCAGTCAACTCCTGTATAGAAGTAAGTAGGATTAAAATTTATCTCTGTAAACTCTTGCCAAGAATTTTGATCATTGGTTTTAGTAACTGCACTAATTGATCTCCCTACTGTAATGATTGCTTTGTATGGGGTCTTAGTTTCATGTATGCAATTGCAATTTTTAAAAAGTTTATAGTTAGGTTTTGGTAGTTCAAAGTCTAGAGCCTTACACCCAAGAGCAGATTTAATGACGAAGTTTTCAATACCTTTTTGAGTAAGAAACTTGACAAATTCTCCTATATAGACTTCTGGCTCAGGCATTTCACACACAACCAAAACATCAGGCCTCCCTGACTGATATAGTAGTGTGTCAACATTTTCTGTTTCTATAAGTTTCTTTTTCTTTAATGCACAGTTACTGCACTTTGTAGATACTACTTTTTTCTGTAGGAAACCACTCATTCACAAAACTCCTTTTTATTATATTATAAATAAAATAGTAAAAACTTAAACTTTTTATTTAATACCAGAGTCTCCGAATCCAGTAGCTCCTCTGTTCGTGTCTGAAAGTTCTTCAATTGTATCAACATGAATAAAATCTGCTGTCAAGTGTTCTGCAAATACAAATTGTGCTATTCTGTCCCCTTTCTCTATAACTAAGTCTTCATCACTGTGGTTAATAAGAATGACATTACACTCTCCACGATAATTGCTGTCAATAGTACCGGGGCTGTTCAATACAGTTACACCATACTTTAATGCAAGTCCACTTCTAGGTCGAACCTGACATTCTATACCAATTGGAAGTTCCATATAAATACCCGTATGAATCATTGCAGTTTCCCCAACCCTAAGTGCTGTCGTAATTTTTGCTCTTACGTCCATCCCGGCATCACCATCATGTTTATACGCTGGTGCTTCGCATCCTTTTTCTACATAAATCTTTACATTCATACGGCTCTCCTTTTATAAGGTTTAATATTTGTATTAACGACATAGTGAAGTTTTAATAGTGCATCAGCTCTTGTCTGAGCATGTTCTTTACTAATATAACCAATCTCTCTTTTGTTTATAGTGTCACTAGACTTTGGATTAGGTTGGTATTCCAACCACACGCAATAAAGAAGGATATGTTTCATGCTATCTCCTTCTTCATGTAAATCCATCCGTCAACAAGCCACTGAAGATACAAGTAATCTCTTTCTTGTGGACCATACCAGCCACATGCAAAAGGATGCTGTACTTCAACTAAAGCTAAGCCACCGTCGAATGTTTCTGAACTACCTACTATTTCTCCGAAGTCAATAGCTCCACAAAATTCTTCAGGTATGTCTATTGGTAACTCTGGGGCATCAGGTGTGTTTACTTCATCACCCCAATACCATTCGCCACAAAGTATTTTTCCATTAGCAACATAATAACGCCATTCGTTAGTAAACCTTACTACCTCTGACCATATAAGAGGGCCTTTCTTTTTCTTCTTATACGTTCCAGTCGTTACAAATCCAGTAAATCTTTTATACCTGTCTGCTGGTTTTACAAATAGCTTTCTACCTAGTATCCACTTATCCTTTCTCCAGACTTTTCTATATAAATAGTAGCCTAACCATGTAGGATAATAATCAGGAATAGGTTTATAACCTAACGAAGCCTCGCACCATTCAACACTACCACAAGGTACATAGTCGTCTGGACAGTTGTCTTTAACGACACATACATTGATATCATGTACAGCACTTTGCATCTGTAATCTTTGTGCTTCCAAAGATGTGTCGCCTGAGCGAAGAGCAAATCCTTTATAGCCTTTAAGATCTAGCTCCACTCTACTCTCCTCTACTTATTTTTGCAAGTTCAAGAAAGGTGCCACATAAAAGACATGTCAATACGAAAGTCCACACCCAAGTACTCCAAGACCATGTTTCAAGTGCTAGTATAAAATTTGTCATACTACCTCCTCTTATCTTAATTGACCACTATCATCATTAGTATAAACAGAATAGCAGCAATAACTCCACCAACAAGATAAGTATACCTTGCTGTAATAATTCCTTCAAAGCCAGTTACTAAGTCTACGACATACTCGCCACAATTAAATTTATACATTTATTTCTCCTATATTTTAAATAGTGGACAAGCTCTGTTATTGTGAAGTAAGTTTGTTCTAAATAATTGGTTAATATCGTTGAACCATATGTCTTCAAGAAAGTTCGAACACTCTAGTACACTAAGACCATTTTTCCACATGCCTTCACCCTCTGCAAATGAACAGGCGTAATAATCTCCTTGTGCATTAATGTAAGAACTCATTAACGAAGACTCACATGGTTCAACATACTGAAGCATTGATTCGTCTTTCTTAACTTCTTTAAGATACTTTGTGTATTTAGTTGCAGTACAACTATCCATTCCGTATCTAATACCAATTACTTCAGCATGCCTAATTAGTGTGCAGAACTTTTCAAAACTAAGTGGAGTGTATCCTTCACCTCCACCTTTTTGTTTAAGACTTAATAGTACCATTGCATTAAGTTTTCTAAGTCTTGGATCAGTTACGATATCATCCATAACCTCAGCTGCTTTTTTAAATGTCTCTTCACAAATCATAAAATGAATATTTACTTGAGTCATTCCAGCATCAGTTAGTTTTTTAATTGTATCATATGACTTTTCCTTATTGTAAACACTGACTGCAACTGCACCACATGTTTCGCTAATTCGTTTAGCAAGTTCGTCTGTCATGTCATCAAGTCCATGACAAGTAAAGTTAGGAACAACTCCATTTTCCTTTGCATAGTCCATCATTTTAAAAAAGTCTGGGTTAGTATCTATGTTCATGATACCAAACGCTATCTGAGTCAGCGTCTTTGGAATCAAATCAAAGATTGTTTTGAACTCTTCGAAAGTCATGTTATAAGTAGGTAAGTTATGCTTATTAGACTTATAACAAAAATCACATGAGCCTTTACAACCACCGACATTAGAAAGTCTATTTCTATCTAGTGTTAGTTGTTTTTCAGGATGAATAGAGGTACTGATCTCGATATCAAGAATCTCTGGACCGTAAGGAGCGATTTGTGGATCATCTTCAATTGTCTCACCCCATCTGGCAAACACTCCAGTCACCTTATCGAAATTGTAGTTGTAATACTTGCTTCTTACTGTTTTAAAAACATCATTCTCTTTAACTTCTACATGATTCATAAATGTCTCCTTGTTTAATTATGGGTAAATTACTATTGAATGAGGATAACTTTTTACCTCTTCCCACTCTTCCTCAGTCATACAATTGTCATCAGCCGTGTTGTCAAGAGAGTAAGCACAATCTATATACTCCATGTCTTGATAAACGACTTCCTCAACGCCTCTGGCAAAACGATACCCGTTACCTTCTGGGTCGTCTTGAAGAGTTACTTCCATGTCATCTGGTAGGTTAGCAATGGCCTCTTTTAATTCTTTAATATTCATCTGAACCACCTTCAACATAGTGGCGAATAAAATCTTTAACATCTACACATGAATGTTGATCTCTTTCCAGTACTCTAATAATAACTTTTTCTTCCTTCGGTATATCAGGAAATTTTTCTATTTCTGCATACTCATCACAGACGAGGTACGCATGAACAAACTCTCCATCTACCCCCTTATCTAATATAATGTCTTTATGGGCGTTCGTCAACTTAAAAATATCCCTTCCATTTGAAAACCATTTTCCAAGAAACCAAACATCACCCTCTACTTTATCTATTCTATTGAAACTAACATCTTTTCCAATAATCACAAAGGAAGATGAACTACTGTTACTTACAAACCCTGTTCTTATTTTCATTTCTCTACTCCGCGTGATATGGTATTTTTAAGTAATCAAGTATATTAGTCATTTTAAAATTGTCCATGCTTGTTGAAAATTTTACACTATCAGAATAGTAATCGCCCTCCATCTGCCATGGGCAAGTGTTATATAGCTTATAGTCAACTCCCCTTTCGTTAAGAATATCCTCGTGTATCTTAACCCACTCTGTAATTGACCACATAGTTAGAATGTACCAGTAATCATTAGAACATTCATTTCTACGTACTATAAATGAGCTACTTGAACTATTACTGACAAACCCTGTTCTTATTTTAGCCATTTCGTTCCGCTCCGAAGATCACCTCTGAATCTTTTATGATCCCCTTCTCCTCGAACAAATCAATAATGGCTCTTTGATATCCGGTCCAGTATGATTTACTCTTTGCCTTATCCCACTCGAGTTCGTACTCATTATCTTGAATATAAAACTCACTATCACCTTCATCATTACCAAGTTCAACAACAACTACATCTTGACTAAGATCTGTAATTTTCTTTGGGATAATTAGTTCCGTATCATTAGTCATAGACAAAACTCTGTTTTCCTTCCCTATACCCCATGCCCTAGTTACCTTTACTTGACCATAACCATCAACATCAGTAGACACTTCAATTTTATTCTCCTTACAGTATTTATCAAACTTGTTTCTGTCTTTAATAACACCATAGCCAATAATAAAACTTGATGAACTACTATTGCTTACAAAACCTCTTCGAATCTTCATCAGTCACCTGCCCTGATTACTACACAACTATCTGAAAGCTCGTTCTCATCCAACCCATTATTATACACATAACCGTCTTCTGAGGCATCACCTTCATTGGAAGCCCTTCCGAAATGAATAGTCATACCTTTTTCAATCATTGCCAGACACTCATTGAATTCTTTTACAGCCCAGTCACCTTCTTTGACAAGTACTTCCATAAACTGCTCTGCTGTGAAATCTTCTTTATCTTTCCCATAACTACCGAAGAGATAATACTGTTCATCAATAGCTTCCATTAACTCCATAGGAGTAGAAGCACTTTTAGATATAAGAGAAGAGATATTCATCTTCACAGTAATAATAACCTCTTTCTCCCTCTTTGGTGTAGCAATAATAAAACTACTGCTGCTGCTGTTGCTTACAAAACCAGTTCTTATTTTCATCCGTCACGACCTCCATCAGTATACCAAGAGGGGGTTTTATCGGTTTTAATACCCACCTTTACAAGCTCTTCTTTAACCATAACCTTTGCCTCTGCAATAGTCATGTCTTCAGGAATGGATTCAGGATAGATTCCAACAAACTGCATATCATAGTAGTTTTCAAGACCATACTCTTGGGTAAGCTTAGAGTCACCCAGTATACCATAGTAGTTTATGCCATAGTCTACTTCTACTCCTAAGATACAAAAGCTACTGCTACTGCTGTTTGATACAAAACCAGTTCTAATTTTCATAGTACTCTCCTTTTTTCTTTTTTCTTTTTTGTATAAGTGCTTGTACCTTTACCTTGATTAAGTTAAAAGGTAACCACAAGTAAACAATCCCTATTATAAAACCAAATATTACTTGTTCATCACTCTTTGATGAAATTAAAATAGGAAGTAAAAATCCATGTAACATATAGTAAGACATTCATTAAAACGTCAGTTTCATTTTTCCTCATAATATTTTCCTATGATATCAAGTTGGAGGTAACTGATAATAGTTCTACTATCATTAAGTAACTCCTTTTCAAAGATTTTTAGTTCGTTTATCCTTACTTTAAGATAGTGATGGAAAGACTTGTATAAGCCTTTCTCTTTACTACTTAAAAATTTAGTATACATTACTGCGAAATAATCAAGAACATTATCATCTACTTTCATTGTAGGCTCCTTTGTTTACTTATACTATAAACAAAATTTAAAATACTTAAAGATTTTTTAACTTTATATCAAAAAATGTGGGGAGAGTAACACATAATCTCCTTTCAGTGTTACTCTTTTTTCTTATGGTTCACAGATTTAGGGGGCAGGTCCCTATTTAGTTTCTTACCAAAAGTGTATTGTAAAAATCCACCTCCTGTAAGACCGCCTACATATCCATATAGTGCTGGTGGAACAGCTTTACCTTTGAAAGCTAATATCACACCTACTACAAATAAACTTACTGCCATGATGAAGAAGATAAAATTCATCAGTGCAGGACGACTTAAAAGTGTTCTAGTTTCTGCATCGTAAAACAAGGTTTTAAAAAGTTTTTTGTACCATTTCTCTGTACACTTAGGTTTCTCTCCTAAAACCTCCTGTCTAACTTTGTCCGCTTTAGCCATAATACTTCTCCCAGATGGCTATGACTTAACCACCTTAGTACCATTATATTTACCAAGTTGACTAGAGTGGTATACTACTTGAGTCTTATAACCAGTTTCAGAATTACCAACTTTTCCTTTTGCAACGTCATACTTAACAGGACTCCAGACTCTTTGTACGTCCTCACATCCACATGAACAGGCTTGCTTTGGAAAATCATCCATAATACTTTCCTTACTAACTGTAAAAACATCCCCACATTTTTTGCATTTGAAATCAGTTAAAATCATATACCCATCTCCTTCTACCTAGTATGTATATTAGTAAAGGTTATGAAGTCTGTCTACCAGAGTCCAGTCACCGTGTGGGAGTCTATCTTCTTCGTTAAAAGCATTTTGATATACGTAAACAAACACTTCTAGTTCGTCACCGAAACTGGTTGTGCAAATTGTTTTTTCTCTTGTATAAAGTAAAGGAACATATTCATACCTATCTAACATTTCAAGATCCTTGTCATCAACAAGAATGACTTCTCCACGAACAGTACCACTGTCATCTAGCTTAACCCCTGGAAAAGCACCTAAGTCATATAAACTACCTCTGATAGTTCCAATAGCAGACACGTCCCAGTGTGTACCTTTGTATTCTGATCTTAGTGTTCCGTAAACAAAAACTTTATTAAACTTCTTTTCCTTTTTCATTCTTCTCCTCTTTCTCCTCCTTATGCCACTGGTGAAACCCAACTATGTTGAATACTGTAAAGACAGCAAACATAACTGCCTGATAGTAGAGACCCAGATAAATATCAAGTGGAATCCATATACCATTAGAAACTGTCCATACTATCCAGCCCCACTTACTCTTTTTAATATTAAGGAGTATTCCAATAAGACTTAAAACCGTTGCTAGTGCTTCAATATACTGTACCATATCATGCTCCTATTTCATCTAGTGCTTTTTCAATCCCCTCTTTAAAATCTCTTTCTGATTGACGTAGAGTTTCTATTGTCTTTAAAATATCATCCAAGTATAATAGAAGATCACCTGTATAGTTATCTCTAATATCACAAGCTTCCCATATTTTTAGAATCTTATCTGCTACTTCTTTTTGTTCAATGCCCTTTATTGCGTATTCAATGTTTTCTTTTAATTCTATATCCATTATTCGATCCCCCGCTTAGGAAGCCATTCCCAAGCCCCTGTATTTGGTAACATGTTTAGACATGTCCACTTTGTGTTTTCATAAGTTCCACCAGTCCATATATGCCAGTGTGCAAAGTACCATAGACTAGGTTTAAAGTGATCATAAATAATATCCAATGCTTTTCTTGAAGGGTCAGTATCTTTTCTATATCTAAAACCTTGTAAATCTCTACCTCTTCCTTCTAGCCACTGCTTTCTTGCTTGAATGTCAAAGTAAGTAGGGCAAGTATGACTAATGATAATATCTACTTTACCTTTATAAGCTAAGCAGTCGTCGATATTACCTTGGTTAATAATCTCTTCAGGAAACCAATCATGTCCTACTATACGCTGGGCTTTATCAATTGAATCAGCTCCTCCAATGAACATAGCTACTCTGCCATCAGGAAGAGTTAACACTTCCCCACGTGGCATATAGTAGATGTTTGGAGCAATTATGTTCTCACCTCTATTGTTATATCTATCTCTTAATGTCCAGTGGTCCTCATGATTTCCATCGCACCAGTAAATTTTAGAATCCTTTGGTTTAACATTCTTAATAGACGCCTTAGGATTTTGCTCGTCAAACCTGGGAAAGTAACCAAAGTCACCTGCCTGTAAAATAACACTTGGTTTTTGCTTATTCACAAGGTTATTAAGATCCCCCCAAAATCCATGAACATCTCCAAGCACCATAATATCTGTTTCTTTTCTCATATTATTTGTTCCAAGTTAAAACCACGTCGGCTAAACTCTTGGCCCCCCTAAAAGCACTTTCGTCATGAAGTGCTCGTTTTTTAATATCCTCGTTTGAATCTCCTCGTTTCCTCATGTGCTCAATACATGTTTCTACAGGTACGTCCAAATACCAAACTACTACTTGAATTTCAGGGTGGGTACTTTTTAAATACCTTACACCTGCTGGGTCAATAATATAAACTTGTTTTTCATTACACTCTTTCATTGAAGCCCAGTAGTGATAACCATTAAAGTGAGTGTAAGCAACTATATAGTGTTTAGAAAACTCCTGGTAAAATTTGTCATCTACAAAATAGTGTTCTACACCCTCTACTTCACCTGGTCTCTTAGGTCTTGTAGTATATGATATAACTGGGTCCAATCCAGTCTGTTCAGCAAAGTAGTTTTTCCCACTCCCTGATCTCCCCATTAACAAAATTAGATTTTTCACTTACTGAACCTCCTGTTTATGTGCTTCCATTAATGTTTTTAAAATGTACGATTTTTCATTAAACTCCTTTATCAGACTGTTTTCAGTTAGTATGTCTGCTGCAACACAAAGTAGTGCTTGTGTCTTTACCAGTTCTAAATAAATATCGTCTTTAGCAACATATGATAAAGAGTCAGTAGACTTAATTAATATCTCGTTTATTCTTTTTACCAATTTAGTCTCCAAAAATTAGTCTTTCAATGTCACGTAGAAAAATCAAACCCCAACCTATAAAAAGTGTTAACCATGAAGCACTGTCGCCTTGGACATAAGATAGGAAGTTGAGTAGTAACACGAGACATGTACAACCAAGCATTAGCAATTTCATTTTAAGTCCCCCTTTAATATAAGTACTCCGGTTCTACAAAACATATTTGTTTTTACAACTGGACTCTCTGATATAGTGCTAACATAGCTGACTAACTCGAAATCGTCAAATCCTTTTTGAAACACCTTCCCTCTTACTAAAATAGCTTTATCTTCATCTTGTACAGGAACAAAGTTTTTAGTATTCTCAATATCATTCTTCCAACCCCTTGTACCTATAATTGCTATTTTATTAGTGTGTGAGTCTATAAACCTAACCACTTCATCTCTCACAGATTTTCGTAGCACATTCAAAACATTAAGACAAACTATAACATCAAAGTTTCTATCTATGTCTTGTAATAAGTGATAGTCTGCAGTGTAGTTTTTAGCAAAAGGTTCATATGACAGTACTTCCTTATCTGTCATACGTCTAAGACACTCTGTCCCGTGCCCTAATCCAGCCCCGAAGTCTAGTATAGTGTTTACTTCAGGGAGGGTATTAACATACTCTGCTACTTTTCTATAAGTAGAAATAGTTGAAGCCCTTTGTGTTGTCATACTATGTATGTCATACCTTACCATACACTGTATACTCCAAGCAGTACAGCAACAAAAAGAATATATGAGAATGCAGTGGTAAAAAACACAACCGCAGCAATTTCACGCATCTCATCAAAAATGAATACATCAAAATCGCAGTCGTTAACATAAAATGAAAAACCAGTAAGAGCTATAAAGTAGTAGACAGCCCAACCTACAAACAGGTTACCTGGTGTTAGACTTAATAGAAATTGTTCCATTCTGATTCTCCTTATAATTTTAAATTAGCCACCCTGGGAGTTGAACCCAGCAACATGCGATTTTAAGTCCCATAGCTTTACCAACTAGCTTAGATGGCCAAAAAGTGTGTAAGAGGACCTGCAGGTCCTTCTACACATAAACGCCTCGGACATTTGAGCTTATCCACTCTACGTCAGAATGAAAAGAGGCTTCCAAGGAATGGGTAACTAATGGGGCTCGAACCCATGTAACCGGATTCACAGTCCGGGTCTCTAACCAACTGAGATATAATTACCATACGTGAACCGGCTGGGATTTGAACCCAGGGCATACAGCTTAAAAGGCTGTTGCGCTACCAGACTGCGCCACCGGTCCTTAACTACTAATCTTCTATATAGGGGCTAAGTTATGAGCCACCACTCAGAATCGAACTGAGTACCTAGAGTTTACAAGACTCTTGCTCTACCAAGTGAGCTATAGTGGCGTAAAACAGTTAATGAGAGAGTAGTGGTAATCGAAACCACAAGACACGGGTTGGAGGCCCGGCCGTTGCCACTTACAATCATACTCCCAAATACCCTTGACAGGACTCGAACCTGTTGCCTAAGGTTTAGAAAACCTTTGCTCTATCCAGCTGAGCTACAAGGGCAAGTAGTTAAATCAGCTGTCCCTCATAAAGAATAACAGACCCCCAACTAATGACACTATCATTAGCACAGCTACGACAGATAGTAGTATATCACACATACAATGCCTCCTTTTAATCTGTACAGATCTGTACAGGAAGGACTCGAACCTTCGACCTTCTCCTTAACAGGGAGTTGCTCTACCAACTGAGCTACTATACAATGAAGCGCCCCATGCCGGATTTGAACCGACGGCTTGTGCGCTGACAACGCACCACTCTACCAGACTGAGTTAATGGGGCTCAAAATCTTACTCACAATGCCGTGCAACAAGTCTACCTACTTGAAAACCAACAACAAAAGATATAACCACTACCAGTAACATCATCATCACCTACTCCCTTATCCTATATTAAATGAAGACCCTGCTGGACTTGAACCAGCGAGCTACGGGATCAAAACCCGATGTTCTACCAACTGAACTAAGGGTCTAAACTGTGGGCACGGTAGGACTCGAACCTACAATGTTAACTCGTTGAGACTGGATTTACAGTCCAGTGCACCAATCTCTGCAGCATACCCATTAAAACTATTTGCAGGAGGCGGAATCGAACCGCCATGTCGGGGCTTATGAGACCCCTGAGTTGCCAGTACTCTATCCTGCAATAAGAAGGGCTGACCGGGTTCGAACCGGCGAACTACTGGATGAAAACCAGTTGTGCTAACCACTACACCACAGCCCCTTTCTTACATATTAGTAACACCTAACCTACTGTTTCATTTCTGTCTGGCTCATCTACTGCTGCAAAAAGTTCTTTCTTTGTTTCCTCGATGACATTAAGTTTCTCTTTGATTGCTTTAATAGTAAGCTTAGCATCTGCAATCTCGTTGATATCAAGATTCTCTACATCATGGATAATTTCGACAATCTTTTTTTCTTCCATAATGATAAGACGTTTTGCCTGACGAATTGCATCTGCAAAGTCTGCCTTAACTCCCTCTATAATAAGAGGAACCATCTGCTCGTCGTAACTTTCTCCTACATCAAGTAAAAGTTTTTCAATTTTTAACATACTATATCTCCTTAAAATTTAATTATAGGCTTTTTAAAAGTCTTTATTTCTTGTGTTCTTCTTTTAGTTAGTCTAAAAGACTTAACATCTGGTACAACTACTGTTCCATTCTTTTTTACCTTTAAAGTAAGATTAGATCTGTACTTTACTACTTCTACACTGAATTCATTGTATCTCTCTTCGACTGTTGCTTTTCTAACCTCACCAAACTCAAAGGTCCATGCAACCACATCTCCTTTCCTCCCGTTAAGAAAGTCAACGGCACAGTAATATTGTTTGTCATCGTGACGATTAATTTTTGTTATTTTCCCTGCTACTTTTTCAAATGACTGACCGAACGTATTAAAAAGATTAGACAACTGATTTTTACAAGTGACCATTACATGCTGTCCTACAAAAAACTGAGGGTCAGTACATTCCCCATTCTTAGGTTTTTCATGCTCTACGTCTTCTGAAGGCCTAATCAAAGTAAGTGAAGACCACTTAAACGTATACTCTTCAATTCTTCTACTAAAAAGTTTAACTCTCGCTCTTTCTTTCTTGAAATCAATCTCTATCACACGACCCTTTTCACCTGAGCTTAGCAGACCCTTCCTTGTTACTTCAACAGTATCACCTATAGCAAATTCTTGTGAGTCCTGGGTAAGCAGTTGGTGTGGTGCTTTCTTTAAAACATACTTACCCTTATCTTGCAGTCTAGGACGCCATGTACCAGGTGAATTCATTGTTACTACAGAGTTTATATCTGAATCATAGTACTTGTCTCCCCTAGTAACTTCAACTAGGAGATTACAAGGATCTACAATTTCAATAAAGTTTTTCATATAAGAGGTTGGGCGCAATGAACCGACAACAGCAAAATGAACATCCTTTTGACTATATACCTGGGCAGCTTGAATTGGCCTATGGCTAATTAGCTCTGGGTGTAAGTATTTTCCTTCACCAAGATATATGTACCAATGTCCTTGAATAAACTCTTTAAAGTTTAATTCCATTGTTTTCTCCTTTATGTCTTTCTTATACTATAAACAAAAAGGAGAAAACTTAAAGATTTTTTTACTGTTTTTTCAAAAAAGTTAGAATTCTATGTTTAACTGATTAAGCTTAACTTCTAAATCATATAGCTGTCTTTTCAAACGATACAGGCGAGATAGGTGGTTTGAGATAAAGGTGTCTGGCTCTCTTTCTTTTTCACAGACTTCGCTGCCGTTTGAAAATTTAATTCTTCCTACTTTATCATACAATCCTTCTGCAGATACTTCAATAGCATTGATGAGATTGCTCATCTCATCTGTTACATAACTTATCTCAGTACTAATAGGCTCTGGTGCTGTTGTCTTTGGTGTTGCTGTTGCTGTTTCTCTTGAGCTTCCTGCTTCGTTCATAATAAATCTCCTTTATATTATTGTTCAAAGTCTCCATTCTTATACTCTTTACGTCTTTTGTGATCATACTCAACCTTTGGTTTTGACCAGTCTTCAACAGGAGTGAAGAAACCAACTGTCCTTGCTACCTTACTTACAATAGCTAATCCACAATGACACTTATCTGAATTACCTAATGATACATGACCATCCTCACATTTACAAAAAGTACCTGTAATAGCAAAATGCTCACAACCACTGTCAACTGAAAAAGCAATTAGCTTCTCAGCCTGTTTTCCTGTAATATGCTCTCCCGTGTTAATGTGTACTATACCACCTCCGGTGAGCAATGAGTTATACTTTCCATCCTTCTCCATTCGTTCCCATATAGAAGCTTTAGTGTCCCATAATGGTATAAACTGATTAGCGTAAATATTAAATTTATGATCATACAAGAGTTTGTCAACAGTTGCAAGTCTATGACACATAGACTCAGCTGGAATTTGTTCTATGTTTCCTGATATACCAAGTTCCTTTGACACATCATTCACAAGTGAGTTAAATTTAGTAAGCACGTCTCCCATTATATCTGTATCTTTAAGTTCTGCTTTGAACTTTTGCTTTAGTGTTTCTTCACACTCTACAATGCCAAGAATACCGAAAGTTGAAAATAACCTATTTAGTTGAATCCAACCGTGGCTAACAAAAGACTGAAGCCCCTTATCAGTGAGTATTTGTAAGAGCTGTTTATGAGACTTAAGAAGTTTTCCTGTATCCGTTACTCTTTGGTCAAGTAACTTGTAAAACTCTTCTACTGATTCAGCTTGATATGCTATTCTTGCAAAGTTAATTGTAATTACTCTATGACTACCAAGTGATACAGAACTACCACCACCAAAACTGTTTGACTGCCCAGCGAGTTCAAGTAACTCTTCGTTGTTGATGAGTCTACAACAAGAGGCTACCTTGGTTCCTTCACTGGCATAAATATTATATCGGTATATATCTTTTTTACATATTTCCTTTACAAATTTCTTATCATCCAATTCCCACCCTTCTTCAGTTGGTGACTTTGATAAGTTAATAGTAGATATTGGAAACCTATAAGGCATGCCATCGTTACTAGGGTCACCCTTATCAAAGAAGTCCATATAAATCTTCTGAAGTTCCATAATATACTCAACTACATACTCTTGCCAAAGTTGATCTGGAAACTTGTCTATAGTATAGCCCTTAGGAATAGGGAAATACCAATCATAGTTACCTTCTCCAATTAGTGTTCTGACCTTTGTTCTATCAAATAGTGATACATTGGTAAAAGGGCTTTCAACTGCATTACGAGATAAAGAGTTTACTCCGTGTACGAGTCTTTGGAATTGGTTTTGAATACTCTTTCTAAAATCCTTATCACTCTTTAAAGTTTCAAAACTCTTATTCTCTTTATAAATAAGCAAGTGAGCTACGTCAAGAAAAAATGTTCCTACTGCTATGGCCCCAGCAAGGTGACTACTCATATGATGAATAACTTCATTAAGTACTGACACATAACTGTCAAGTCTCTTTGCAGGTTTAGATTTAAGAGGTCCAAACTCTTTTCCTATTGTAACGAGTTTACTAGCATCCATCGCCCAACAGTAAGGAATCATAATATTTGTACTATCTGATAGTCCTAAAGAGTAGTCATACATTAAACCAGTTAGTCTCTTTGCTTCCTGCTTACCATACATATCATCAAGCATTCTATACAGATATCTGTAACCTACAATTTTATCTACTGCTCCTACAGACTCCTTCATTATACCTTTAATCGTTTTCTCGTTTTTATTCGAGTTATCATCTATACTGACATCATTTAACTTAGACTCCATAATCTCTTCTACTTTGTTAACAAAATCAAAATCGTCCCTACTTAAACCGTGTGTTTTCAATATTTTTTCTACTATATCATCTACATCTTCCTCCTTAACGTGTTTATATGTTTTAATCTGATCCTTTAAAGTCTTGTAAACACTATTCACTGCTTGTACTATAGTTCCTCTTTCGAACATTCTCTTACCTCTTGTCTATTCAAATAGTTAATCACACTGCTCTTTGGCGTATTAGCCATGTTTGGTTTTGATGAGTCACTTCTTAAACTCTCCCCACTTTTATTAGTAGAAAATCTACAGTTACAAAAACTACATTGCCATTCTGTTTTTTGAAATAATGATGCAACTGGTTTGAAACCCTTTACTATTTGTCCACAATCTGGGCAAGTCAAATCTCTACTAATCATATTTATATACCCCCGATAGAGTTAGTATAGTATTTTTTTCATCATATAGTTTTTGGTTAGTACTTGCAAAAACCATTTTTTCATCTAGTTTTAAAACAGTCTGTTTCTCAGTCTCCATGTACGTGCCTGTCTTAAGAAACTTATAACCTGTTATATTAAAATCAACTACTTCACAAAAAAGATATCCTGTATATATACATATATCCAATTCGTCTTTCATTTGTTTACAAAACTCTCTCGTAAAATCCCTATTAACAGGGTGTAATGGGTCACCTCCCATCAAGACAATTTTATTTGTCCTATGTTTTTTAACTTCCTCACGAAGTGTTTCTATAAATTGATGTAGGTACAAAGTTTCTGAATGATCATTCTGTTGTGCATAGTTCTGTAAGCCCTTGCTATGACACCCTGGACAGTTGTGACTGCATCCATACATGTAAAATGACAACGCCCATGATTCATTATCTGGGTAGTCTATCCAAGTGTGTGTTACATATGAGTCAATAGTAGCAAATAGTTTTGATCTCAAGTTACTCCCCTTTTATATCTTTAAAAATATCTTTTACCATACTCTTTCTTTCTAGCTTAATACTTTCATTAAACTCAAGTAATGCACAATTTCTGTCTACTAGTTCATGAAGACTCTTTGAATAATACTGTTCAATGATATCAAGATTGTAATTACTTGTGAATATTATTTTAGTGTTAGATGAAAGGAGTTCTCTTAGAAATGAATCCCATTCACCTACAATCATATTTTTATTATCAGAGTTTTTCCACATTAAAGCCTTGTCAGGATCAAAGGCATCGTCTATACAAATTATGTCACACTCTTTAATACCTTTTAAATACGACATGATATCTGGATCTTGCTTAAACCCTTGTACTTTCATGAGCTTGTCTATCAATGATCCTGCAAGAACGAACTTAGCTCTAAGCCCTTTTCTAATCCCTTCTTTTAAAATGTTAATAGCCAGTGCGGTCTTTTGACTACTGTTAACTCCATATAAGTAAAGATGAGCATGGTCAAGATCTGGATTATCAAGATTCTCTGCATAGTAAACTACTGACTTAAACTCTTTAGTCTTTTTACCTTTGTAATGACCAAACTCGATGTCATAATAAAATGTAGGTATGTCAGATTGTTTAAGAAATAGATCATATTTTTTCTTAACCATCTCGGCTTCCCACTTAGGGTTAAGAGTAGCTACTTCTTCACCACTCTCTGTTCTAATAATAAACTGTTTTGTCATTTACTCCTCCTTAATATCATCTTCGATAAAGATAAAACTTTTATTGCTTTGTGCACAAACTAGACATACCCATCGTATCCTATCGTGTTCTATACCCTCTTCCTTTTCTATGTCCTCATGAAATAGATGTTTAATATTAAAACTTGAATCACAGTATCTACACCTAGCGTATTTCATAACTCACCTCTAACTTAATCTTTCTATTATAAGGAATGTGTGTCCACACTCAGGACAAGTGTAACTTTCTTTTTTGCTTAACCAACTATGTTTACACTTCTCACAAACATGATCAATTGCTTTAACAGGGTTCTTTGCCATACTACCTCTTTCTAATTGGTACCCAGTTTTTCAACTTTCGTTTAATTTCTTCTGATGTAAACCAAAAATCTTTACCATCTACCACCTTACTAATTTCATCGTTAGTAAGAAAGGTATGACAAACAGTACTAATCAATTTTTTAGTAAGTTTGTCAACATGACTTGATTGGGCCACAACCTCACCACTCTTACCTTCTGCACCAAATGATATTGAGTGAATCATAAAGTTTGAAAACTCTGTAATTTCTATCTCGTCACAACTTAGACAAATAAAACATGCCGCAGAAAAAGCATCATACACTTCTGCAACTGTCTTTGCCTTAGTGTATATCATATGGTGGTATAACTGTGAGAAGGTTGAAAGATAACCACCAGGGGGAGTTAACAATGAATCTTACCTCTTCTCCAGCCTTTGCCTCTTTCAATAACTTACAAACTTTTCTATAGTTGCTTGCATCCCCTATCTCTTCGTCTAGATATACAACGTGACTCTTTATAGTCTTAGTCATTGTATAAGTAATCTCATCAGAATTGTTATCAGTGTTAGCATCAAAATCCAGGTCTAAGATTTGACTATCGTCTTTACTCATTAAACCTCCCTGCCACTTTACCTGTACTCCAATCTATCTTTAGATATGTATAGTGGTCTTCAATAGCCTGCATCAAACTATTTAACTCATCAATACTCATGTCTGCTTTAGAAGGTAGAATAGGAATTCTAATCAACTCTTCTCCTTCCTGAAACTCCAGGTGTTCACACTCAATCAATGATTTTTTAACGTACTCGTCTAACGTCTTTAACGCCTTCGCTGATGGAAAAACTTTCTTAACCTGTAAAATAAGTTTTAGCATCCAAAAGTATCTTTTTAATTGTGCATGAGTTTTCATCCTTCGACCAGGTTTTGTAAATCTAAAGGCGATAGGAAGTTTTTGTTCAAGTATCTGTTCAATCACTTCTTGTTTGGTAATATTAAGAAAATCTAATTTAAGTGTTACTTCGTTGGTAACTGGGTCAAAATTAGTTATATTGCCTAATAGCTTGATCTCTTCCATAGTACTACTCCTTTATTATACTATAAACTCAAAGTGAGAAACTTAAAATTTTAAATCAAGTGTATATCACCCTCAATAAATCTAGTATGTTCTTCATGATCTTTGAAATCAAACCCTGCAGCACCAGGGTGACCGCCTCCACCCCACTTTTCAGCAATAACACTTACATCGTGTCCGTTCCTACTTCTAATAGACATCTTTGTTTCTCCTTTATTAAATAGACTCTTACATACAATATAGTCAAGGTCTTCAAACTCATTTAGTATTAGATGACACACCCAAGAAACCTTACTTGTACATGAGCAATATGCATACTTATTATGTGAACCGTCTTCCCTGATGGACAAAGACTTTTTAGCTTGGTTGTAATTATCTCTTTCTTTCTTACGAGCTCTCTCAGCAATAGCCTTCTCATTCTCAGTAAGAAAAAAGTTAGGATGCTGTCTTATCTTAAACAGTTGATTTAAAACAAACTTTTCATATTTCTCATAATCTGTCTGCATGTGTTGGATACGCCAATCAATTGTTCCATAAAGTGCGTTGTGAAGATCGTGGGCGGCATCGAATAGTGGGTTATCTACCTGCCACCTATCATATGTATCAACAAGTGTTACAAACTGTAAGATTGATTTTTTAACTCTTTTAGGAGCGACAAGATCGAAGAGTATTTTAGCACCACACTTTTCATTCGTGTAGTAGTACCCTTCAAAGTCACCTAGCTCAACTCTGCTTGAAACATGATGGTCACACACGATAACCTTTGTTATCTTCTGAAGTTTTTCTAGCATCTCAATATCACTGGGTGCGATGTCTGCGAACAAAACCACATCTGCGGCTTCTGCTAGATTCCAATCAAAGTCTGGAAGTGATCGATCATTTGTAACATACATACAAACTTGATCTACTATAGGTGATAGAAAATAATCGAACACCACTCTGGCTCCGTTTCCATCTAAATCGTTGTCAATTACTGCATAAACTGCTTTGTCTCTGAAAAGTTCAATACTCATTAAAGTCTCCTATGTTCCTTTGTCTTACTTATTAGTAAGATTTAAAAAAGAGGGTTGAATTAACTACCCTCTTTTATTAAGCCACTCTAGCTAGCTTGATCACCCTTGTCAATATACTGCCAGGTAATTAGATGGACTAAGTCTCCGTCTACCATGTCACCAGCTGATGAGACATCGTTAACAATAATAGTTCCAAGAGTAGTAGAAATATCAACGTCAAAGTTAGAACTTGTTTTAATATTTCCAGCGCTCGTCATTACTTGAACAATACAACCTATTGAGTCATTAGGTGAACGTGGAACACCAACATCGAATGTAACACTACCTTCTGCACCAGCAACTGCTGTTGCTACGTCAGTGATATAAGTAGTTCCTGCACCAAGTGCATCAATTGCTGCGAGTAAATCACCACCACCAGATCCTGTAGTACCTGCTACAATATCGATAGAACCAGTTCCATCAGTCGTTGCAGAAGTTACTCTAATAACTCCATCTTTAATTTGGACAAACTCAGTTGAACTAGTTGAAGTTCTAAGAGCTGCTTGGATCTTAACACATGTTCCTGTCCAAGTGTCTGCTGCAAGTAATGCAACTGCTATCTTATCAGTAGCAGCTCCATCAACAGTAATGTCAATGTCGTATGTTGCGTTAGTAAGCCCAGTTGCAGTTGCAGAAGGAAAAGAACCAACTGATCCAGTATTAGAAATGTCCTGGTAAGCAATTGAGTCAATGTCTCCATCTATTCCATCTACAGTAGTAGAAAGAACAGTGGTATGGTTAGTGAGAGTATCAATATAAGCAAGAAGATCTCCACCACCTGATCCAGTAGTTCCAGCACTAATTACCATTGCTGAATTAACTCCAGTAGTAGCAGAAGTTGCTTTAAGAGTACCATCAGTTGAATCAATTGCAAAAGTTTCAGTTGAAGAAGATGCTGTTCTAAGTGCGGCTTGAATCTTAGTACAAACACCTGTCCAAGTGTCTGTTGCCAGAAGAGCAATTGCTACTTGAGTTACTGCTGCATTATCAATAGTAAAATCAAGATCGTAAGTTGCGTTTACAATTGCAGGTACAGTAGCACCTATAAAAGTTAGCGGATACGAGTTAATTTTTTGATAACCAGAAGTAGCACCTTCTACTTCTACAACCATTTGTTTTGTTCGTCCTCTACGAGAACATAAAGTTTTAGCCATAAATCTTACCTCATTTTTACTAAACCTTTTCTCAAAGGTCCGTAGATTTTTATTTAGTAAAAATACCTTTTACTATTATGTATTAGTAACATGTAATAGAAAAGATACCTTCCCTATAAACTATTTTAGTAATCACTTAATTCGTTTCTACTTCTTTGCGTAAAATCTGCTCGTGCTATATCCCATAGCATCCGATCAACACTGTGTACAGGGACTAGTGCTTCCATATCCCATGCCTTCCAAAAGTAGTTGTCACAGTCAACAAACATCCCAAGGTTAGGTATTTTTTCCAAAGATATATAGAGTTCTGCAGGGTAAGCAGTCTCCTCGTTTTTAACCTTGTCTAGTGTGTATAAGGTTATATCAGTCATTATAGCTCCTCCAATTCTTTTTTAGCTTCACCAAGTAGGATACATGCTTTGTCATACATTGCTTGTATTCCAGCCTTCATTAAAAGTGATCCATCATCTGTGTTTGAGTCATGCGTCACCCAAAAATTGTATTTATATGAATTAGGATGTGTACGACTAACTCCTACTCCATGACAAAACTTAGGTCTTAGGTCTCTAACTAGAATAAGTAACTTGTCTACTCGTTCATTAAGTATCTTTGCTTTCTTAAAAGTTTCTTGGTCCATACTATTCTCCTTAATTAAAGATTATCTCTATCATACCCATGCCAACGATTCCAATAAATAGTCCAAGAAAAAACTTACCTATAGGAGTTGTAAAGAATACAACGATATTTAGTACTGTCGCTACTATATAGTAAATCACTCTTTCTCTATCTATAGTCATGTTATACCATCCCTAGTAAAAGATTTTTTAGCTGAACTTTTGGTATTGTTTCGCTTAGTTTATCGTTGTATTCTACACGACCTAAGTTTCTATTAACTCGTAGATTATCTATAGTATGGTCAACTACAAAAATCTCTACAATAGTATTTAGAGTGCTCGTAATCCTATGAGTACGATCCTGTAGCTGACGATAAAGTGTAGCTGACCAAGGCATGCTGTAAATGATAGCCCTTCTACACTGACGCTGTAAGTTTAAGCCTGCTGAACTAGTTAGAGCGGAGAGGAAGAAGACTTTGTGGTCGTTGTCCTGGTTGAACAAATCTACTAATCGTTGTCGCTCCTCCTCTCCGCTCACTCCCCCGTGAATAACCAATGGCTTATACTTTTCAAATTGCGTTGCAAGAGTGTTTAATGTAGAAGGGTGCCAATCCCACACTATCACTTTTTCTCCTCTTTCATCTACATACTCTTCGAGTCGTGATTTAAGTAACTGATACTTAGGATCCTTTTCTATTTTCCAAGAACCAAGTATTTTATTGATCTTCTCATTCGCCCAAGTTTTTTCTTTAAGAAGATCAGCATTATCAATTGTATGACAGATGTATGGTAACTTATTAAACACCATAGTCCATGTAAGTTCATCATACTCTTCCTCTAATTTTAAAAGTTCCTCTTGTGCTACTAACTCATACAAGTCTTTTTGAGTTTTGTCCATAGTTAGGTAATAAGGTCGAATAATTCTTTTAGCTTTCATTTCAGGTAAGTCTTCTTTTAACTTTTGAGTAAGAACAGATGAGTAAGAGTCTTTAAGTGTATCAACATGATCTATATTGTAACTGTTTATTTTATACCTGTTCCACTTGTCTCCTATATCAAGAGATAACCAAATTTTAAAAGCATTCTCAGACATAGGGATGACTGATTTATCTATTAAGTGTAGTTGACCATAAATATCTTCAAGTCTGTTTATAGAAGGAGTTGCTGATAGTAGAAACCTAAAATCAAACTGTTCTTTAATAGAGAGCAACGCCTTAGACCTAATAGAAGTCGTGCTTTTAAAATTGTGACTTTCATCAACTAGCAAAGCCATACTCTTTTTATTCCAAGCTTCTTTTATATCAACGTACTTTTTCCACCTAATTTTCTTTGCTGACTTCCCAGGTTTATGTCCATCCTTATAAGATAACAAAACATGGTGTAGTAGGTGGTGAGGAATAATCATAACCTTATATTCTGTCAAGTCTTGAAAAGGTTGAATCTTGTTCTTATTATCTATTATGACAATGTCTTCCTCATTTATATTATTTACAAAATAGGTAATCTCACGTTTCCAGTGGTAACCAAGAGAAGGAGGAGCTATTAACAATACAGAATCTATCTCCTGTCTTTTAAGAAGAGTTGCTAAAACGCAGATGTTGATACAGCTCTTTCCTAACCCAGCATCATATGCGTTCAAGTAAGCATTCCTTTTTAACGCCCATGAAATGGCATCCTTCTGATAATCAAAAAGTGTTATACCTTTGTTGAGTACATCACCCTCGAACCCTCTGGATCTTGTAGTTATAAGTTCTTTTCCGTATAACCTTTCTTTAAGATCCAGAAGGGCTTTGCTTGCTTCTAGAGTTATAGTGTAGCTATTATTATTACGATCAAACCACATAAGAATTTCTTCAACCATGTTCTCAGGTACTTTCCAAGTTTTCTTTGTTGGGTTAAAACTCAAGTAAAAACTTTTCATGTAGCTAACTGAGTCATGAAAAACATAATCGTCTATGTCTTCCTCGTATAGGAATTTAATGAAAAACTCTTCTTTATGATCAACAATAAAAGTAACCAAACTATTTCTCCTTAATGTGTCTTGTAATAATCTAGACAGTCGTTTCTTAAAGACTCTGACTCAAACTTAATCTCATAATTGTTCCACTGATAAAGATAGTTATCAACTTTATTGAGACCAAAGTCTACAAGGTCAGGCAGATTGACTTTAAAAAAGTTAAGCATCATCACACCTGGATAGTTAATCGGAATAACTTTTCTACTTCCGGTTAGCTTTTTTATTTCCCTACTATTGTTTAAGATGGTCCCTCTTATTACTACACCAGGCGAATCTTGTTCTTTCAATGCCCTAAGTTCCTTAAGAAAAACAGATAAGGGTAAGGGGTTTTCAAGACTCCCTGTAATCCTTATTGCCCTAGCACCATTGTAGTTAAGAACAAACTCGTCTGACTTTAAGGTGATCTTTTCAATAACCCCATAGTCGACTACTTCAACTTCTTTAGTCATAAGAAGAGCATCGTTGATATCGAACGAGTCACCCTTATCAATTGCTACCCTTCTCATTTCTAAAATCTCATCTTCTGTAAGATGAATTTCTTTGACTACTTTAAAATTAAACTGAGGAAAAAACTGAATAAGATATCTTTTCACCAGAGTGATAAAATCAAAGTAAGCCATATTCGTATCCAAAGCAAAAGACTTAGAATCAGTTCCTACTGTAAAGTAGATTCTCTGATGCTTTGGATCATAAGTACTTAGAACAGGGATAGGAATGTTTTTTAGAAAGTTTGAAATGTGTCTTCCAAGTGTTTCTAAATAATATTTATCACCAAAGTTAGACTTAGTGATAAATTCATTCTTATTCTCTAGCCACTCATTAGATTTTAGTTTACCTTCCATTAACCTAGACTCTCATACAGAACGTGAATGTAAAATCTTTCGTCTGTTTCATCTGTTACTGTTATAGCAACAGCTTCCTCAGCATCTGAGTCAACAAGTATGATAGCTTCGTCACCAGTTAGCGAACCAATAATATTGCTAAGATAAGAAACAGATACAACAAGTGTTTGTCCTTTTACCTTTGAATCTATGGAAGCAGCTACTGTTTCAGATGCATACCCTGTGCTGTCTTCCTTACTCTCAATGACAATCTGTTTATCGTCAAGAGTCAGGTGTATTCTTCCTTCCAAGTTCTGTGATGCAATGATACCTATTCTTTGGAGTGCCTTAACTAGGTCTAACTTAGCAACTCTAACCTTAGACTCATGCATAAACGAAGAGATAATCTCAGGATAAAAGATGTTCGGGAGGGCATACTCTCTAATAGGAATAATACAAGTTGTTGATCCTATCTTAAAAGAGTAAAACGCTTCCTCTTCATTAAAACTAATATCAAGTTCTTTGATCTCTGACTGTAAGCAAATTGATGCAGTAAGCTCAGACAAGTAAAGTTCTTCCTCACTATCGTTGTCTGTCTTAATAGCACCTGTCGCATCCTTTTTATTAGAAGCTACAAAGTAACCATTCATCAGAGCCACGGTTGCAAACGTCTCTTGTCCTACGAATGATTTTACAGAAGTAATCTTATCAAGATTCTGAATGTTGATAACCTCACACACACCGTCACCAGAAAGCACACTACAGATATGTTCTATTGGTGAGTAATCAAAATCATACTGCTCAAGTTCGTACTTACCTGATGTAAACTTTATACCATCCTTAGTTAGTTCAACTGAATCATCTGCACTCAGTTTAATAAGTTGATTAAATTGTACGGTAGGTAGGATGAGTTCAAAATCTTCCTCTGACTTTGCTACTAATTCTGTAACAAAAGAGGCATCCCTACTTTGTTGAGCAATCCTTACTTTTGAGTTCTTTGAGTCTGTTTTGATCTGTACTTTATCGTGCATAATGTTTTTGTTATCTGCACCGAGTACGTAAAGATCAAGAAACCTTAGATCTTCTTTTAAAATTTTCATTTAGTTTTTCTCCTTTTATACTTGTAATATAAACTGAATTTCGTTTTCTTAAACTTTTTTATCTGATATTTCGATTGTCCTGCATCCTGGATTTGTTGAAATAAACTCCTGTGTTTCAGCATTATGAGTAATGCAAAAGTATTGACTAAAATCCTCTTTAAGGATAGTATCATATAACTGAATGCTTTTTGCTGATGGTGCGTCACTATCTATCTCATCGGCTATAAAAATACCTAGGTTCTGTAAAGAAGTCAATGCAACCCTTTGAGCTGTTCCAAGAATCTGTTGTTCAAATCCACTGAGTGTCGTAACAGAATGCATATCCTCGTTGTTCTCACTATAGTAGTATTCTACGCCACGCTTCTTCTGTTGAAAAGCAACTGTATACTTACCATAGCCTCTTTGGAAGAACTCATTCATTTTAGTTTGAATGTGTGTCGTACCTTTCTCAATTAAATAAGATACAAAATCCTTATTTAATATTCTTTCTACTTCCTTCAACAGAGTCTGTTTTTTCCTATGTTCCATTAAAACATTCTCTTGTTCCGTTACCTCACTGTCTCTGTTTCCCTCCTCCTTTTTTACTCTCTTATTAAATTGAATAATTCTATCGTGTTCTAATTCTGCATCATTGTATTCTGACACTTGAATTTTAAGATCACTAAACAATGCTTGGTCAAACTCTACACTAAACACAAAAGTCTTGGGCTCACTAACTTTACTATACTCTGCTATAATAACCTCGTGCTTTGATCGCTCCTGTAAGAAAGTACTTAGTTCTTTTTCTATTATAGAGTTACCTTCCTTAATTTTATCTACACCAACTTTAATATCTTTTAACTCATTGAGTGTAGCTTTTAACTCTTCAATCTTAGTAAGTGAGTCTGTATTAGTATCAGGTTTTTCTTCTGGAAGTTTTGCTTCTAGCTCCTTAATGCTTTTTTCAACTGCTTCCCTTGTAATTCTAATTTCGTTGTTACTTACTACTTTCGTAGCATAAGCTTCAACCTGTTCAGTCATTTTACCAAGCTCTACTTTTGACTCGTCCCATAACTTCTTACAATCATCTCTTTGCTTTTCATGACCTTGGATGTCCTCAGTAGTATAGTCTGCTCCACAGGTTGGGCACTGGCCTGATTCAATTGCCTTTAACTGTTTAACATAAAAATTGTAATCAGACTTTGCATCTGAAACTGCATCTTGTATAAGCTCCAAGTGTTGGTCGGTCACAGAACAAATACCAATTCTTACCTGCTTGGGTAGTTCTGCTAACTCAGTCTTTTTAATTTCAATGTCCTTAACAGCAGACTCATAATTCTTTAACTCAACTTCCTGATCCTTTGCAGTTAGTTGTAAAGTATTTATATCGTTTGATATACTTGTGATACAGTCTTCATCAAACTCAGGTACAACTATTTTATTTTCTTTGATACTTGAAATACTTTTATCAACTGATTTAAGCATTATAGTTGCACTACTGATTTTTTCTTGTGCATCATCATACTGTTTCTTACTCATCTTGTTCTTTTCAAATTCAATTACTTCTTCATCGTGTGTTTCTTTATCTTTAGAAAGCTGTTGTAATTGAGTCTTGAGTTCTATGACATCTACATTAGGCAGTACAGGTACATCTTCGTATTGAAAAGTCTTTGCATTCAGTGTTGCAAGCACGGCATCAGATGCAACTATATTTTCTTTAATTAAATCTTTATCCTCCGTCATTGCTTCTGTACATTTATCAATTTGATCTACCTTAAGAATCTTCTTAAGTTTTTCCAACCTGGGGGCTGGCTTCTCCTCAAGTAGTGACGTAGATTGATGTTGCATAGATATGTTACTGTATAAAGTAAGGACAGGGTCAATAACAGAAGATAGCTCCTTAACTGCATCTGAGTTAATAAACGCATCTTCTCTGTTTCCGTCAACGATAAGAGTTCTAGATGTAGATGATTTAACTGACCCCTCAATAGTGTAATCATAGTTTCTAGACAAGTGTTCGAATAAGATCTGAATTTTAAACCCAGGTGTTCCCCATCTTACATACTCTGATATGTTGTCTTTAAGTTCATTACATAGTGCGAAAGTAATTGCTTCTACAATGGCTGTCTTACCTTCACCTGGCAATCCTGTAATAAGATTTATCTTATCAAAGTTAAGACTTTGTTCTTTTACATTTTTAAAGTTTTTAAGATAAAGACTTGTGATTCTCATTTAATCTCCTTTATTATATACTATAAACTAGTTATTCATTTCTTAAACCAATTTCTTCCCAGAAAAAGTCCACCCATATCTCTGGTGAAACATAAAACCCAGCAGCTACTTCATATGATTTAGAGACAAGAAAGATTGGGGTCAAGTTGTACCAGTAGTATTTGTTCTCGAAAGCCTTCCAAGTACTACCTGAATCATATATATCATCAACAAATAAATAGTTTCCATCCATACATACAGCTTTTAGCTTGGTCAGAAACTTTACTTCGTGTCTCTCTTTCTTATCGTAGGACGCAATTTCAATAAAATGAATGGGAATGTTCAACCTATTACTTAAAAAGTAAGAAAACATATATCCGCCTTTCAGCGGACATACGATTCCCGTATAAGATTCTGGGTCTTTAATTTCTTTAAATGCGTCTTCACAAAAATCCTCAAATATCTCATACGTTACTTTCATCTTACTCACCTTGTTCTTCTGCAACAGGCATCTCAGTAACCAGTTCTTCTACTGATTCTTTTTTACCTTTTGATTTTTTAACTTCCGGTTCTGCTGCAAGTTTTTCAATCTCGGCTTTAACTTCCTCTTCCCTGACTTCTTCTTCAAACGAGCCAGAGGCTGGAGAGTCGTCTTCTAATACCTTTGCATACACTTTTGCTTTTATCTCTTCAAAGACAGTTTGATTTTCTTTAAGAAAAGCTGCAAGCTTAGCTTTGCCTTGCCATCTTTCCTCTTCACCGTTGATCTCGTACTTAAACCAAGCACCACCTTTGTGGATAATCTCTTGAGATACAGCTAAGTCAATAATCTCTACATCATTGTCTATACCAAAAGTCTTACCATCGTCTCCTCCAATATACAATGATACTTCAACATGTCTAAAAGGAGGACCACATTTATTCTTTTCAGCTTTTACCTTTGTAATGAAACCAATAGGTTCTTCTCTAAGTCCAATGACATCCCTTCTACGAACAGATAGTCTAATTGAAGAATAAAAACCTAGTGCACGACCACCACTGGTTGTTTCAGGACTTCCATAACCACCAATTTTATCCCGAACCTGATTGATGAACACTATAGTACAATCATTGCCTGTCATTGCCGCATTAAGTTTTTTCATACCCTGTGACATGAGTCTTGCAAGTTGACCAATATGTGCATCACCATACTCCCCCTCAAGTTCTGCTCGTGTAGCCATCGCTGAAACTGAGTCTATTATAACAAGGTCTACTTCACCTGATCTTACAAGCGTCTCTGTAATATCAAGAACTTCATCACCAGTTTCAGGTTGAATATACAAAATATCCTCTGTCTTAACACCTTGTTTTTCAGCCCACTTTCTATCGAATGAGTTCTCAACATCAATAAATGCTACAACTCCTTTACGTTTACCTTCTTTAGTTTTAACCTCTATTTGCTGTATCTCTTTCATCATAATAATTGTCATAGTTGTTTTCCCACCTGACGCAGGGCCGTAAGTTTCAATAATACGACCCTTGGGTATTCCACCACAACCAAGAATTAGGTCAAGACTGATACTACCTGTACTACAATGAATAGGGATTTGATATGAGATATCACTGCCCATCTTTATAACTTTTTTACCGTGTTTCTTTTGAATCTCCAACATGGTTTGATCAAGTGACATCTTTGTCCTCCAGGTGTTCCTTAATAGTCTTAGTCTCTGACAGTATGGTGAAAATGTTTTGTCTCTCCTCAGACCAATTAAAGTGAAGTTTAATTTCAGGTAGCTTAAACTCGGCCATGCTAGTAGTTTTTATGTAATCTTCACATAATCTTCTAACACCCCTTACCATTTTTTTTATTTCACTCATCTCTTCTTCAGTAAAATCTTCTTCAATAAGGTCTTCTTTTTTCTCTTCACTCATTATGTTCCTCCTAATTTTTTAAATGCATAATTAAATGACCCGTTTGGTTTTACTTCAAAACGAATCTCTGGAAATTTTATACCCTTATCACAATATTTTCCATACACCTGACATAGTACTTCTTGTAGTAGTAAGCCTTGCGCAATTTGTAAGTCAGGATGTATTTTATCGAGGCGTCCATAGATATAAGGATCACTCATGTACTCTTCTATTATATCAATTACTTCAGTTAGTATAACATCAGCTATGGTCATTCATTGCCTTCCTAAACCACTCTTCTCGTTCCTCTACTGTGATGTTCTCTTGTGTAACTGGGTGCTTATAACTATCAAGTAACCCGTGTAGGTATCTCGAGCATAAAACGACATTGTCAAGGTCGTATCTCAAGTCTGGATTAGAACCACGAGAGAGTATATGAGCGCAATCAAGAGTTTTAGATAAATGTCTATACTCATCAAAAAAGTTGTTGAGTACAAATTTTCTTTCTTCACTTGAAAAACTCTTCCACACTTGACACTCATCGTTGTCTCTCTTCTTAACCTCTTCTTTTAGAGTCTCCCACTCTAAGTCAATAGTAAACATCTTATCATTATCTTTTAGAGTCTGAGATATATACTTATCGTAACACCTTGTTTGCTTACCTTCTTTTAAACAGTTTTTAGACTTCATAGTGTTACGATTGCATTTGCCTTTATTACAATCAGCCTTAAATTCTTCTAAATCTTTTATCTCTATTCTTCACCTTCTACTTAGTTTTATAAACAAAATAAAGAGGGAGCCTAAGCCCCCTCTTTTAATGTTTACTCTCCAGATTCAACCACACCACACACGGGACATGTTAGAATTGCTGAAGGAAAAGTAGTCTGTTCACCTGAATTTGGAAATACACAGGTGTCAATTGAACAAACAAGGTCATCTGCGTCTTTAGTGTAAATAGGAAGACCATCTTCAAAACCTGAGACAGTTTCTTTAAGAACAGATTGTTCTTCCTCACTAAGAACACTAAACTTTGGAAAATAGTTTTCTACAGTAAGCCCATTCTCTGCTTCGACCTCAACTTCTGCTACATGAGTTTCAGGAGCCGATCTACGTCTTCCTTTACTCTCAGTTGGCTCTTGTACAGGTTCTGTCTTTGGTTCTTCAACAGCTTTAGTTTCTTCACTTACTTCAGGTCTGTTAGCATTTGCCTCTGCTTTTTCTTTAGCAGCAAGTGCTACAAGTTCATCATAAAACCTAGTGTTTAGATTTTCATCACAGAGCTTAAATAGACCTTGGAGCCATTTAACCATTTTTTGATACGAAGTAACCTTAAACAGTTTGTCAAGATCATATGTTTCGTAAGCTTGTTCGTCTGCTGATAGTTCATCAATGTCACAAAACCCTCTTGCTTCCTTAGATACATACTTCTCGTCTGTTCCATCAAAAACTTCATACTCTTTTGCTTCTGACTTTTTAGTAACTACTGCATCTATATCCCAATCACCATGGAACCTTTGAAAATGACTAAAAATCTTTTCATACAATCCCAGTGGGATACCAATTTGAGGAAAATAGATAGTTACTGTTTTGCCTTCCTTCTCATAATCCTTTGAACCTACACCTGATGAAAGAAGCTTTGAGTGTTTACTTCCTTTACACCAGTCATCGTGTCTGTCAATAATGTTCATTAAAACTCTTTTACCAGGGAAAAAGTTTTTATCAAAACCTTTTTCGTCAGTCTTACGGTTAGAATCAATACGATTAAAGACATCAGTATGCTTATGGTGATATTCCTTATAGAAGTCTCTACCCCACTGATTCTTTTCTCCATCAGGAAGTTTTTTCCAGTCACCGTCCATTACTTCGTTATATAAACGAGTAAGGATCCAATCAGGGTCTGGAACATGTTTCCCATTTTTTTCAACGAAAGGCCAGTTAACACGAATGTAACCTTTCTTATCATCTTTAACAACTTGTGATTGAAGAATAAGTTTTGGATCGTCTACATTTTCACGTGCAAGTATTGGATTACCAAGAATTCTGAAGACTCTCTCTACATTATTCTCAAGTCCAAAATAGTTAATTTCTTCGAAATCAAAATCACCTCCACCTATGGAAGCAGCATCCTTCTCCTGTTTCATTCTTTCAGCTTCTTGTGCAGCTTTTTCAAAAGCCGGGTTTTTTACCTTAGCCATTTGTCGTACCTCTTTTGGTGTTAAATATTAACTAAAATTTAATTTATTAGTTGGGTGTCAACCATGTGACTTTTATTAGTAACTGTTTCCTCCTTACCTAATTATAATATAAACTGAAACGAGTTTACTTAAAATAAAAACGTAAAAACACGAGCTCTCTCATTTTAAATAAAAAAGTTTAAGGTTAAAATAAGTTATTTATAATATAAGTAAGTGAATACTCTGTTCACTAATAAGTAAGGAGTTTTATATGGACACAAGAATAGAGCAGTTTGATAAACTGGTCAGTTTACTTGGTTTCACAAATAAACATGTAGGAAAGTTTTATAAAACAAGTGAAAGCAAAGGATACAATCTATCAACTGGTAAGTCAAGTAAATGGGTGTGGTCTGAGTACCACGGCGTAGATACCCACCAGAAAAGGGTAACTGAACACCTTTCTACTATGTATTCTTCAAGTATGTCATTTAGGGATAACAGTAGTTATTGCCATGGGTTTATGGTAGACTTTGATGATCATAATAGTGAAATGAGTAGTTATGACAGACTACATGCTAAAGACGATATACAAGAGATTCTTGGAAAACCAAGTTATGCAGAAAACTCTATAAAAGATTGGGGGTTTCATTACTTCTACAGATGTGAACCAATACACAAAGACGTACTTAACAGATTAGAAAAACATATCAACAGAGAATATAAACTTAGTATTGAAATAAAAACGTATAATGTAAGACTCCCTATGAGTTATAAGTACAAACGAATTGCTATGCGTACCTCACCTAGATCTTTAACCCTTGAGTTTATAAACAACCTACTTCCTACTATTAAGACAGTCGAAACGCAACCTGTTGTTATTCCAAAGACTAGTGCTTATGAAAGAGAGTCAGGTGGACATGGGAATAACAAACAGAATATGATGACACTACTTTCTGACTTTATCATTAAAGCAGGATATAGACATTTACCCTGTAAATACCTATGTGCTGTAAATCAAACTTTTGGTGAACCATTTACTGTAGAAGAACTTACAGATTTTGCTATGGCTTCTGACATAGGGAGTAGAGATATTGCAAGTAAAGGTAAAACTTGGTTAAAAGGTCAGATTGAAGAAATAATGTCTTGGGCTAGAAATAATGTAGAAGATAAGTATAATAAGAATATCACTTCGGGAACCCCAGATAAGTATATTGAATCTCCTGTACCAAACGAAATCAAAAGTCTGATTACAAAAAATGAGATAGAAAGAGTACTTAATGCAACAGGTATTATTAAGCCAAATAAGAAAAATCAAGCAAGAGTTGTTATTCGAACAGTCATAGAACAGATATACGGCAAGATGATTTATGAGGGTGAGAACCCAAGAAAAGTTCGACCTGAAATACTGTTATCTGAATCTAAGAAAAAGGATATGTGTATTGGAGTACAGTTTGATTTTAACACTCTTATGAAAATGAAAGATGTCTATGGTTGGAACAATATAGGAATGAGACGTATTTATAAGGCAATTACAGAAATATTATTTGAACAGTACAAGCATAATGAACTAGGTTATAGTTATGGTAAATTTAGCTACTGTAAGCAGTTTACTCTAAGATTTATTGATTCAAAGTTGATAACAAAAGACTCTATAATTGAGTATTATAGATATATAAATACATTATATAATAGTTTAATATATAATAATATTAACTACTTAAATAATAAGAAACACAAAATCATTCAAATTATGTTAAAAGATTTTTTAGGAGATTTTAAATTTTTGAATGTATTTGGAGGAAAGATCTACTATCAACCAACATAACTATGTTTCCGATTTAGACTTACTAATAAACAAGAACAAAATTTATGTAAAAGGTGCTTTAATATGAGAAAACTCTCTGCTTACAAATCCTTATTTTTGAAATCCTTAGAAGAGAAATATATGCGCAGTGATTTTAAATATGGATTTGAATTAGAAGCAATAGACAAGGAAGGAGGACCTGGAGGATTTTCAAATAACTATGACAAGTTTAGAAAATTCGTTGACGGTCAGTTAGGTACTATAGGCCACTTAGGTTTTAAATCAATTTGGAAAGGGGATCCATCAGTATATACAGATCAAGAGGATGTTTCAGAGGATATGAAGGATACAATACAAAGATTAAAAGGTCAAAACAACGGTAGCTTACCAGACGATGTGAGAGGAGGTAAGACTTTTGAATATGCTTCTCCTGTCTTAGACCTATCCATTGGAAATATTCAAAAAACAATTAAGGTGTTGGATGCGTGTAAGAAGTATAAGATGTATACTAATGAAAGTTGTGGTATGCACTTTCATATATCGTGGCCGGACATGACTGAGAAAGACATGTTTTGGGTAATTAGTCATCTTGCCTATGATCTAGATATGTTCAAAGCCCTGTCTGTTTATAAAGACTATAAATTTTATACTGACTCACCTGGTAGACACTTACCAAAGACATTTCGACAAGCTGAAACTAAAGCTGGTCGTTGGTCAGGAGCTCATAGGTCTTTTATACTTAATCTATCATTTGCACTTAATAAAGAAGACTGGGAGTCTATAAGATTTCTATATCAACCTATTAAACAGACACTCATGAAATTACACCCTGGTGGCACACTCGAATGGAGGGGGCCAAGAGGTTTTCTAGACAGAGGTATCCGAAAAGAAATAGCAGGATTTTTTAAAGTTGTCTGGAAGTGGGTGTTATTCATAATGAAAACACTAGATGAAACTACTATAACAAACTCAAAAGGAAAAACATGGACTAAAGAGGAATATTTTAAGGAAGTTGGTTTGAGTAGAGGAATAGGTATTACCCAGAGATTTGTATTCTCTAACTATTGTAGAACGTGTGGTTATAACTGGGATTCTAATGGTGACGTAGGTGAGAGGTGTCCAGAGTGTGGTTCTAAGGACATATCGTCTGTAACTAAAGACAAGAAGAGTGTAGCTGATATACATAAAGAAGACAAACGATTTAACTGGAAGAAACAAAATCCTGAAGATCTACAAAAGATTTTTGAAGTTGCTCCTTGGTTAAGAAATTGTAACTTTGTTGACGCATATCTTGGTGTTGGTCAAGAGAGTGGCAAGTTAGTATGGAGAGAGGGTAACTTTATAGAGGGTGCTTGGAAAGACGGTTATTTTAGAAGTGGTGGTTTTGGAGCAAAAGGAGTTTTTGAAAACGGTGTATACACGGTTGATCCTCTAACTGGCTACGAATTTGCAGGTGAATTCAAAGGAGGTGAGTTTAGAAAAGGTAATGCAACTTTTGCTAGGTTCATTGGAGGTACTATCTATGGTGGAAACTTTTTAAAGTGTACAGTAGATACGACCAAGGTTACTATAGACACAACCGGAGAGTGGAGTGATTCATACGACGGAGGTACTTCCTATAACACATGGGATGAGATAAAAGATAAAAGGGGAAATGTAATTCCTAAGCCTGTTCGGTCGGGGGAAGCTCAGACGGAGAGTGAAGTAGAAGATCCTACGCATAACTTCTACTCAGTTACTAAACAAGATGCAAAACCTAAGAGAGGAGATCTAGAAACAATCATTCTGCCTAGCACTAACTCAGACACGTTCCCTGCAGAAGTAGGAGCTAAGGTTATAGCAAGTGTTGAAGGAGCAACTTATGAAGGTGTTATAACAAGAATCAAATCAGATGAAGCTGTAGTTATAATGCCAGATGGACACGAGGCCTTTGGAGCAGGGCCTTTGCTAGGAGTAGTGTATGCTAGTTTAACAAGTGCAGAGGTAACAGCAGTTGCAGATGAAGAATCTAATCCTCTACCGCCCAATGCTGGGTTTTATGTAACAACAGACGCCGAATTAGCACATCAAGACAGTGACCCTAGAAGAATAGGAATTTATGATACAGCTGGAGTACACTGGCCAACAACACTTGGTGACGAGGTTACATTTTCAGCTAGGGGTACTGTATACGAAGGAGAGGTTGTAAGACTTATATCTGATGACGTTATTATACTAGCTCCGACGAATGGTGATCCTGAGTGGGTGTCAGGGGCTTTACAAGGGAGGAGACGGATTAAAATAAATGCAAGCGACGTAAGAACAACGGACTAATAAATAACAGGAGATTATTATGAAAAAACAAGTAGGGTATTTTTACAGTTTGAACGAGAACCACAGAGGTGGAGCAGTAGTATTAGATGGAACTAAAATTACAGGTCGCTCTAGGTTTATGGACAGAAAAAGTGACCTTGAAAGGTTTATTAAAACCAAAAACAACCCAGAGGGTGTTCTTGACTACACTGAAATAGACTTAAATACAGATGCAGTATTATTTAGTTCAGCAGAACAGTTCAAGTCTAAAGTAGTACTGACTTACAACAGGGATTCTCTTTGTACTATGAGAAGAGAAGAACTTGAGTCAATTGCAAAAAGCTTTGATATCAATCCTGTAAAGAAAAGAAATGAGTTTCTTATCAACATAATTTTACAAGAACAAAAAAAGGCTTGTGATCAACAAGAAGTTTCACGACTAGAAGAAACTGAAGTAGGTTCAGAGGCACCTAAGAAATACAATTTTGATTTTAACAACTAGAGGTACTCATTATGTCAGCAGCAGTAGTAAAGGTATTAGCAAAAAAGAGTAAGAAATCTGTCCCTGAAGTTGAGGTGTTATGGAAAAAGGCTAAAGCAGAGGCGAGTAGTATGGGGCAAGGAAATAACAATGCTTATATAACAGCAATCTTAAAAACCATGCTGGGGCTTGATGAATCAGAACATAGAGACTCATATAAACCTTTATTTTCTGAAATAACATCTTCAGGATTTACTGGTGATGCTTCAGCTCTTAATGGAACTACTCCGACTGATAACCCTATTGGTTTTAAGCATAGTAATGGAATGGCATCAACTCAACAAAAAAAGAGTAAAACAGATGGACATAAGAAAGACTATACAGGGCCAACTCTTCCTGGATTTACAGACGATGAGAAGGAAGCGAAAAGATTAGGTATTAATGTCATCAAAGGTAAGGATACAAAGGACAAGGATGCACGGGATCAGAAGTCTAACTCACCAAAAGTTCTTAAAGGTCTTAAAACATCTGAGAGTGCATGTAGTAAGAAAAAGAAAGTAGACGACGAAGATGAGATTGATGAAACAATTACCAGCAGTGGATTTGCTGGAAGTGTTCCAGAGAATCCTGCAGAAACTTTGATTATAGGAAAAAAGAGAAAGAAGGACAACGAGGCGAAAATGAAAAAGTATGAGAGTAGATTTTGTGAAGTTAATTTTGAAACTCTTCAAGTAGGGGATGAAATACGATTTAAACATCCTAAATCAAAGGAAATATTAATTGGTAATATTAATATAGTAGATACGGATTATTCTAAGGGTCCAGTCAAATATAATGTAAATTATGTTGATGAGTATGGTGAAGATGAGATGTGGATAACTCCTAAAAATATAATAAAAAAATTAAGGTAATAGTATATGGCTGGTGAAACTTATTATGGTGATCCGCTCTTAGTAACAGCAGGAGTTGATAGAGATGACAACTATCCCTATGTGCAGCTTGCTACTCTACAGGCTTTAAAATATTGGGTGTGCACAAACCTCTATCCAGGTGAGACATATACCAATGAATCTGAGAAGAGATTCCTTTTAGCAAATTTTGAAAATGGGACTGAGAATGCTATTCGAGAGAGTATAGAACAGTTTGATACAGTAAAAGGTGAGTTTCCTTTTACTGCCTACTCTCTTACAGGTGAATCAACAGCACTAGATGAAAAAACTAATCACTTAGAAAGATCAGGTATGTATTACTCTAACGTATTTTCTAGGCGAGTGTCTTCACTGCCTATGTTATGGGAAGTGCAGATGGCAACATTCTATACTCAACCATCAGACTACTGGGTGGCTAAAACTATTTTAGAAGGTCTTAATAGTAAACTCCAAAGGTTAGTTGTTCCTATAACGATTAATGGTGTACTGGACTCATTCACTGTCGACGTAGATATGGAGATATCTAAAGGAGGACTTGCTTGGGACGATGAACAAAGAAGAACCTATGGTGGATTGTATGAGATATTTCATACAGCACAAATATATATTCATTATCTTCTAATAGAGGAAGCAGAGGTCTTACCTGTTGTTGATTTTGAGTTGTCACTGAGTAATTTATCTGAGATAAGCTACTCTGAATCTACACTTGATAAAATGGTGCTGTTAACTGATCAACCTGAGATTTCAAGTACTTCACCAACAGACGAGGAGGAGGATGTTGATACTGATGCATCTGTTACTAATATAATTATTAACTTCAGCATTGCAATGGATGAAACTTCTGTTGAAAATTCGTTAGACGTATATCCGTTTATATCAGCTGAATTAAACTGGAGTTCGGATTCTAAGCAACTAATAATTGATCCAGTAGTAGACTTAGATGCAGCAACTGAATATACTATTGAAATTGCAGACACAGCAAAAAGTTGTATGAATAATAACATCGATGAAGATTATGAATTTACATTTACAACAGCATAAGAGGAATAGAAAATGAACTGGCAGTATTACCAAATGTTTACAGTAAGAGATAAGGTCTTTAAAAGATTTCTAAAATACATGTACCAGTATCTATAAAGGTAAATATGTCAAACGAGATAGAAGAGTTCTTTGCTAATGTACAAGACGTTAATCCACTAAACAACTCTGTAGATATTGACGAAACAACTTCTGTTGAGTGGTCAGTAAAACCTAAGTTTGGAAAAAGATTATTTAGTAGCATCTCTGCGAAGCTTACTTTTAAGAAGAAGTTTTAATAAGAACTTTGTGCCCATTTCGCTATCTTGGGCTCATCATAGTTAAAAGAGGGGAGATGCTTAACTGTGTCTCCCCTCACAAAGAGGTAACATGGACACATACCAAAGTAAATTTGAGGAAAGTAAGTTTCATGACGACATAGAAAATGGGATAGACTACCTCAAGTCGCTTTATAAGCTGAGGCGTAATGACTTTCTTCAGCTTAGAAACTTAATAGATGGTAAAGCTAACGCAAGAGTTCTATCTGGCTTTCTTGCTTCTAAGGGTCTAAGTAAACCTGAATCATCTAGATTCATTGATGCAGCAAACCTACGGTGAGTACCCAACCAACCTCCTAATCATCTGAAGCAGTGTTACTATCATCTCCAAGCAAGTGCCTGTGAGTAGTGAGTAGAGGTATGACTAATTTCTCAGCTATAAAATACGCATGTTTGTCAAAGAAAGGAATTAACTTTGGGTTAGCTTTCTTAGGTAGTTTTCTGTTGGTAGTGTTTGGACCATATAAGAGAGAGTACATATCTAGCACCTGCATTAAGTCAAAGAAAAATTGCATTTGAATTCTTGCCTTGATGTTCCCCTCTGATATTCTTTTATTCTTTGCTCTTATTTTATCTTTCTCACTCTCACTTCTTCCATCAGAAACTTTTTTATCTGGAAACTTAGGTTTAGCATTGCTTCCTGTTCTCCATCTAAATGGTGTATCAGCTCCTAAGTTTATACTCTTTAATAAAAAGACTACTGGGAAGACGTGAGGAACGATACTATCAGTTTTTTTATAGCTTGTAGGATTAGTTCTAATCATAAAAGTAAGTTTGACTTCCCTACCTGTCTGTACCCAACGACCCTCCTTTCTCTCTAGATTATTTCTGTGGGTCTGTTTAGCACCTAGTACATCTATGTCTGCACGCTTAGCCTTATTATCTACCTCGCTACTGTAGGCCCTATTTGATAACTGAAAAATTTCTCTTAGTGATATATCACCACGTGCTAATCTTGTTCTTGGCATATTGTCTCCTTAATCGAAAGTTAGTTGAGTCACGTATTCATCAATCTCTGCTTTCATCTCTGTTGAAAGACTCCCACGATATAGAGTGGCTTCGTAACGTCTGTTCACGAGAAACCGAGTCATAAACTTTCCTATAGTCTTGGTAACTCTCATTATAATTGGAATCGCTCCACCTGTTTCATCAAACATAACATGAACAATAATATCTCCTTCTTTAATTGACACGGGTTTTTCTGCATACCCATCTGCATCAGAGAATTTTGGTGTGATTGTAATAGGTAGAATGTCCCATATATCAAATGACTCAGTGTCTACTGAACCTCCTGAGATAGAGGTTTCCATTCTTATATCACCAGAAGGATAGTTAACTATTACATTACCTATTACTTCTGATTCTAAGCTCTCTTTTGTTTGCCCCATCATGTCTGCAGTGGTTTGAGTGATTCTAAGTACCTCACATTCAGAGCCCATTAAGGATACACCTAGATCACCAAGTGTACGAATAACAGGTGAAAGCTTACTTGCTATTATATCGTTTATCGAAATTTTTCTAGCCATTTAAAACCTCTCATTTTGGAAAGTAGGTTAATTTACTTTCTAATTTACTCTCATCTTCTACTCTATATAACCCTATATACTTATAATTCTTAAAATGTTTTTTAGCAGTCTCGGTTGGTAATTCATCTATGTTTCCTACACCATAGACAAAAGGAGTTGGGTCGATAATTAGATTACCAACTACAACCCAAGCATGGTGTAGATCAGAATACATCTTACTATATGTATGTCCATCAAACTTATTGTATTGATGCTCTAATCCTTGCACATGTCCTACCCAGTACTCGACCTCTTTCCCTTTTTTCTTCTGTTCCCAATACTCTATTCTAGCATTTTCAAAACAATTCTGTAAGTAACCTTGAGTAAGAGGTGTGCCAAACTTTTTAAAAATATTTTGATAGTCTGCTTCAAACAGAGAACGATACCTTTCCATTAAAACCTCTTGTGATCTCCGTCTTTCAAACTGTCTGAAAAAAGAAAACTCTGATTTTTAAAAAAATAAAAACCTCTTTCATTATATATGTCCCAACGGGTTGCGTTAAACTTCTTATATGAATTATCTTCTATTATATACTTGGTTGCATTAAATTGTAAGTCACTCGGGTATTCCCATGAGTCTATGTTTACTTCATGACCTACATATATTCTGTAGTAACCATTTTTAAGGGCATCAATCTCATCTTTAAAACCTAGTTCCTCTGCCTGTTCACAATGTAACCCGTTAGACCCAAACTGTTTGAAGTCGTGGTGCTCAGGGTGGAACCATGCCTTGTATTCCTCCATGCGTCTTTCAAATAGTGGTTTATACAGTTTCATATCCTCCTGTTACACCCCTTTCCAATATTCCTTAGGACTGATTAGACTACGGACATATGAATCTTCTTTCCATTCCCAATCACTCTCATAATTCCCATCTTTTCTTGGATCATAAATCCATCCATCTTCCCAAGTTCCATCTTCCCAAGTTCCACCTTTCCAAGTTCCACCTTTCCAAGTTCCATTTTCCCAAGTTCCATTTTCCCAAGTTCCATATTGCCAAGTTCCATCTTCCCAAGTTCCACCTTCCCAAGGCCCACCTTCCCAAGTTCCATCTCTCCAAGTTCCGCCTTCCCAAGTTCCATCTCTCCAAGTT